AGCTCATCCACAAACGGCGTGAGCGCCCCCAGCGCCGCCGTGAACGCTGGAGCAACCTGCTGCCCTACGGTCTGCCACAGGATGCGCAGCTTGTTCCCGAAGATCGTCATCTGAGACGACGTCGAAGCTGCGATCTTCGCGTAATCCTCTTGGAGCGCCTGACCGGTCTTCAGCTCCTCATTGACGATCTTGACCGCTCTGCCATAGAGATCATGCGACGCTGCCAACTCGCGCAAGACCCTGACCCCTTGGTCACCGAAGAGCTTCAGTGCCTCAGTGTTTCCCTCCACGAGCGGCGCAATCTGCGCGAGAAACTCGATGGGGTCTTCCTTGAGGCGGCGTGTGAACTCATCGAGCGAGATGCCGATGGCCGCCGCCATATCTTCGGCCTTGATCGCAATGTCATCAAGCAGCGCAGCAACAGCAGGCAGGAGCCGTTGTGCCTGCGCCCCTGTTGATGCCAACGCCCCTGAGAGCGCGAGCACTTTATCCACAGGCAGCCCCAGAGCTTGCGCTGCTGCAGAGAACCGCTGCATCCCCGTTATCATCACATTGAGGTCTACGGGGAACTGGTTAGCGATTCCATTGATCGCTGAGGCAAGCTTGTCCACTTCCGCCAGGGGGATGTTGAATGCCCGTGCCAATCGGCCGAGCGCCGTGGCTCCCTCTTCGGCAGCGACGCCGGTCGTCTTGGAAAATTTCTCGACCGTCTCTACGAAACGCGCCAGACCCGCCGCTGAGGTCTCGCCGAACGTCACACCAATCTCAGCGATCTTGAGCATCTGCTCGCGAGTCATCGGCAGGCGGCGCGCCAGATCATCCAGGGCATCCGTCACATCCTTGATCTGGTCTACCGGCTTGTTGAGCCTGTTGCTGAGGGAGATGACCGCGTCCTCGTACTCAGAGAACGCCTTCGTCGCAGCGCGCACCCCAGCGATCACGCCGCCCGCACCGAAGATGCCTGCAACAAGCGGCCTGAATAAGTCGCTCCCCGTGCGTTTGACTGCTTCCAATCGGTCTTGGATGCTGCGCACCGCACGATCGGTTTCGCGCTGCGTCTCCGCGAGCGCTGCGCGGAACTGCTCATTCCGCGCCGTGATCTGAACGTATGCCTCAGCTAGCTGAAGATTCAGAGCCATGTCGGTTGCAGTTCAGACACTCCATCACAAACGGAGAGTAAACACGCCCACACACGGGACATCGCCATCCCATCAGCAACGGCGGCGATGCGGGGAATGCAGGGGAAGATGTTCGGCACTTGCACGGCCAGCTCAAGCACCACGGACAGATGGAGAAATGCGACGTCGTCGAAGCCGGACGTATCAGCTCATTGATGAAAGGAATCATGGTGCCGACCATAGGCTTTCTCCTTGGGCAAGCCACGCTTGCACTTTCTCGACAGCATCAGGAGCCACGAAGTTCACAGCAGTAAAGACGCCCTCGACGCCAGCGTTCACCGTTCCCACGAGATGTGGCTTCCCGTCGCGAAACACAAACACCGGCGAGCCGGAAAACCCTGGCATGGCTGGATTCGAGACCAAGACGTCCCCGCCATCAAGCGCCTCGATCCGGTCGCGCGAGTGCACCTGTCCCACGTTACCTAGACAAAAGAACATCACCTTGTAGTGCTCATACCTGCGGACGGCCTTCGCTGTGAGCGAGCATCCGTATAGGTAAGTCTTCTCAAAAAGCTGCACGTCGTTCGTGATCCGATCCGTCTCCAGCGTGAATGGAAACGCCCCAGAGATGTATGAGCTGACAAGGATGCAGAACTTGTCATCTTTGCACCCCACGAGAAACAGCTCTCTGAAGTTCCCATCAGCGTCTTGGACAAACCAGTTCGTGGCCACTTCGCGCCCGAAGATGCCACTGAAATACTTTGAAGTTTTGACATTATGCTCCACAGTTTGCCAGATATATGCGCCTTTGTAGATGCCAACGAGCGCTGCGGTGCCCCATCCGAGAGGCTCCTTGCACCCTATATCTGTGTACACACCCCAGATGTGCAATGGCCGTACGCTCCGCTCGCCCACGCGAAAAAGCTCTTCCAGAGGCATAGCTTCTTCGGAGCTTGTCTGTCCCTCTGGCAACGGGAGCCAGCTGACACGCTCATAGTCTATCCTGGGCACATCTTCGCAAAGTTCATCTCCTGCCAGTGGCGGCGCTTGCAACCGCTGAAGCCAGATCGTTCCTAGCCGATCTCGAAACTCCCACGCCACAAGATCATCGTGGATGATCCCCAGCGCGGCCAACGCCGTGACGCTCGCTGTCAGCAGCACCCATCTCATGGCTCACTCGCATTTGGGAGAAAACTCCCACCACACGCCCTTGGAGCGGAACGAGATCAGTGTGTAGTATGGCTGAGAAAGCCCCGTCAATGGAAGGTCTATGGCATAGCGATCTTGGCCCACTAACGCCGGACGACCAGAGACTGAACCAGAGCCAATGCGACTCTGTACCGTAACCAAAGCATGCTCCGGCTTGAGGCCTGCCACTGCATAGGCAGTGAACTCCAAGTGAAGCAACACCGGCTTGGCCCCAATCTTGACGAAGTACGAAGATGTGCTCAAGTGCACATCGTCTAAAGACCGCTCATAGTCGGTACTGAACAACCGACACTGAGTGACCTGAGGCGTCCCTGGCGGGAATTGCCCCAGCCCAAAGAGCGCAATCGCGCCATAGAGCGCGAGGATCACAGCCGTTGCCCAACGCACTGTTCGCATGACTCATCCCCCTTGTCCACCAGCAACACGGACATGCATCACCACGTTTCCAAATTTTGGAAACGTGGTGATGCATGTCTACTCACAACGCGGACAAGTGTCCGCTACGGTTTATATACCCTGATCAAGGCACAGCCGAACCCTTCCTGTGCACGCCAGCAGTTCTCGGCCTTCAAGCCGCAGGTATCTACCATTTGCCTCATCCCGCTCGCGTCTACTACTCCCGCAACATACTCTAAGGCGCCCTCAAGCTCATCTACCTCAAAGCCGACCATCGCATCAGGCGCGAGGCACACCTTCGCTGTTGCAAGCAGCCTGCCTCCAGATCGAACAGGCACAAGCAGATGCTGCATAACCTGATACAGGGGCATCTCTGACGTCACCAAGTCGTCTATATTGAAGCAGACGACCGCGTCAGCGATCTCGCGAAAGAACTTTGACCACGGGACGGAGATCGGCCTGGGGAAGACGGTGATCTCCTTCTGTGTAGCTGCTGAGAGAAACTCACCATGAAACTTTTCGTTCACGACGGCGACCCTGTCCCCCCTGTCCGCAAGCGCCAGTGCCAACAGCGAAGCCGGTGACCCTACTTCGAGGACGGTCAAGCTCTCATGCGGTTCCGGCACAAGCTCGTGGAGTGCCCACGCGGAAGACACCATCGCGAACGACCCAGGGAGCACAACCTTGTGCGTCTCTGAAAGGCCATCGAGAATCGCCAGTTCATTCTGCAACAAACGCTCGTGATCATGCGTGAGGAGCGAAGCGTGGATGAAGCTCATACGACCCCCTGAAGAGATTGAGTATATTGTGCTAGAGCATCCTCAGCTGCCTGCAAGTACGTATACTTTTCACGGACGATAGCACGGAGCAATGGGTTCGCCCCGCCAGTGAGCGCCTGCTCCAAGGCGTCAGCAATGTTCTCCGGCGAGCGCGGATCGCAATAGTAGGCCATATCGTCGAAGTATTCCCTCTCCGCACCGAGGCTTCCTACGACCAGAGGGCATCCCAGCGCCGCTGCCTCCAGCGACGCCAAGCCTGGCGTCTCGTAGAAGCTCGGCTGCGCGTACACCCGACAGCCCTTCATCAACGCATAGACGACCAGTGGAGAGCTGTGCGGAAGAAACTGCACAAACTTCCCCATCGTCTCCTTCTCCCACCAGAGCTTCACATACGCCTCGTCAGCTGCACCGAGCAGAACAAGCCCGATCTGTCGCCCGCGCTCCCGCAGGAGCTGCACTGCGCGCACGAGATTGTGCTGGTTCTTGCGAAGCTCAATCCTGCCTACGCAGAGGATATAGTCTGTCGTCACCAAGATCGTCGGGGTCAGCTCCTCAAGCTCGCGCACGTCCACGGCATTGCGCAAAACCGCATAGGGACGATCCTTCCCCAGCAGCAGGTGCTTCTTGATCTGCCCGTACTCCGCGTGCGAGCTTGGCAGGAGAAACGCCTTGCGGCAGAGTTCCGCGAGCGCGTATGTGTCACCGATGTCGTCTACCACATAGACCCTAGTCTGCTCCGTGGACAGCCGCTGCGCTTCCAGAACGACTTCGTCCTTGGGCCACCATACCGGCGTAAAGAAGACCGGCTTCATATAGAAGCGTTGGATGGCCTCGACGCAAGTGAGAAGAACTCCCTTGGGGGCCGCCGATCCGAAGATGTGCACCACGTCATAGTCTTCAAGTCTGTCGAATGGCAATGCCTCGTGAAAGACGTTCACCAGTTCAACGTCATGACCTTGAGCGCGGAGTGCTTCGAGCAGTCCCAGCAACTGGCGCTCCCCACCGCTGACTGGAGCCACCCCCACCAAGCAATCGCTAGGGACGTTCGCGACAAAGAGAATCTTCATAGAATACCCACTTTTGTAAATGCTTCCGTGATCTGTAGCGAGCGATGCTCCCACGTGTGCGCGCGCACCGCCTCGCGGCAGGCGTCAGGATCGTGATTCGCAATGGCCGCACGCACGGCCTCTGCCCAGTCGTCCTCACGAGCCACGTGCACCTGGGGGTGCACAAACGGCACCGGCACGTAGGGAGTCACGAGCACCGCCAGGCCACACCCAAGGTATTGGTAGAACTTGATGGGGTCAGCATATCGGCTCGCTGCACAGTCCCGAAAGGGGATCAGCCCTACCTTCGCCCCCTTGAGCACCCCTGGAAGCTGCGCATACGGCACCTCGCCCAGGTGCATGATCCGTGGCCTGTTTGTTATAGCATATCCTGGGAGAAATCCATGTCCCCCAGCGATCCAGACCTCGGTCGCAACAGAAGCGTTGTCCAACGCTTTTGTTGTCAACCACGGAGCAGGCCAAGCCCCAGCGTAGATCGCGGCATCGCGACGCGAGGCATCGCTGCCAAGGCTCGCCCAATCGCTCTCGAACGCATTGGGGAGCAGGAAGACATGCTCATACCTCGCGCGGAACTGCTCATACAGCGGCACACTCACGGCGAAGATGCAATCCGCATGATCCGCGACGAACCGCGTACTCCCCGTGGGGCACCCCATGACGGACTCATCATCGAGCACATCGAGCACCAGGGCGGCGTAGCGCACCCGCGAGATGATTGAGGCAGCCCAACCGGAGAAGACCCACAAGATGTCCTGCTCGCGCGGAACGAGTTTCTGGATCGCGATCGCCCCATCAAGGTCACTCATCCCGTGCTCTCTGCTCTCTGGCGTGACATACGTCACGCGATGTCCTAAGCGCGCCAGCGCCCGCGCGAGCATCGTTGGACGCTGCACCATCCTCGCATAGCTTACGCCGGAAAAGATCGTGATGGTCATGCTTCTCGCTCGTATACTACAAGCAGCTGCGCCCCATCCCAGAACCGCTCTGTGGGGATGATCTTCTGGAATGCGAGCCTCCATCTCTCCGAACGATACTGCTCCACGGAGGGAACGGTCTGGACGATGTCGGGGAATGTAAACTCATCGAACGTTGCGCGATGATCCTCGCACAGGGGATACTGCTCGCGGTAGGGCACGAGCAGGATGATAAACCTGCGCGCGCTCGCCATGAGCGTTCGAAGCACTCCTTGCCAGTCGGAATAGTGCTCCAGCACGTTCGAGGAGATGACCACATCGTAGGCATGGTCAGGCACGCTCGCGCAGAGAAACTCAATGTCGGGAAATTTCTCCTTTGCCTTGGCAATGGCGTTCGCAGCGAAGTCTATCCCCGTGACGCGAGCATTGGAACAGGCTGAGGCGAAGACTGCCGTGCCGTCCCCTTGCGCACAGCCGAAGTCGCATACCGTCGCGCATCGCTGCATCTCCCCACGGATACGCTCCGGCAGGTGTGAGAGGATCAGTGAGGCGAAGTACCGGCTCTGCTCCGGCCCGCCCCGTGGCCCCCAGTGCCGCTCATGGTATTCTTCCCAGTACGCGACGGTCGCCATGTCACACCCTCGGCTGAGCATGAGGCATGAGCAGCCCATGCCGCTCGGCCTCGCGGAGTATCCCCTGCCAGTCCTGCTCCCAGTAGACCTCAAACAGCTTCGGGCGGCTTACCTTCCGCTGATCCACCAGGGGATTGAGCTTCATCAGCTCTGTGATCCCCTCGATGTACATCCTAAGCTGATCCGGTGTCAGCTCCATGACGTCGTTTTCCAACGGCGCGTTCGGCTCGATGTTCGCCTCCGCGCCGTTCCGCTCCGCGCGCAGGAGCGCCATGAGCTGCTCCGCCTGCTTGCGCTGCCCCAAGACGAGCAAGGCATGCACCTCTTGCCACTTCTCCAAGCGCAGAGAACTCTCTAGGAGATGCTCTATCGTCCGATGCACCGTGCGCAGACCAGAAAATACCCCTGGGTAGAAGTGCGTTAAGAGCGGAATGATCACGCTCCAATTGTAGGTGCGAACCAGCACCCCTTCGCCTTCTGGATGCTCAATGCGCTGCATGGCAATATGCCTGCACTATGGAGCCTTCGCTGCTTCGGCGAGGGCTTGTTCGGCCTCGCGCCGCCGCTTTTCCATGTCCGCACGCACGCGCTCTACCTGGCGCTGTACCTCTTCGTGCGACGCCCCCTGCATCCATGCAAGTGCCGCCGTTAGGTTTTCTGAGGTCATGAAGTCTGTCGTCATAATGTACTCCTGCACGTCGTCCTCCGTCACGTCGCTGTAGGTCTTCCGCAACGAAAGGAAGATCATCGTGCTAAGTACATCTAGGGTTATCTTCAAGTCTTGAGGGTTTGTGGAAGCGAAGTCCACCCCGTGCTTCTGCTTGATGTAGTTGTAATCCTTTTGGTTGAGCCGCTTGAACTCGAATGGTTCGCCTCCGATGACAATTTGCTTGGACTGTGGGATAATCTTTTGCAGCTTCTCTTTGATCGAAGCCATGCAGGTTCACCCCTTTCGTTGGCGTGGCTTAGAATGTGGAGAGCTTCTGCATCTCCTCTTGAAGCTCGTGTAACCGTCTGCGCGACAACAGGATCGTCTCCATGCGCAGCATGGGCATCCCCTTACGCGCATCGCAGACGAGAGAGACATACGACAGCCCAGGCAGCGGCTGCCCGTGCACTGTGACCAACCGCTGCTCAAACCCGATAGCCTTCCCAACCAACACCATCACGTGACGCGATGCGATCTCTGCTCGTTCGACCACCCCCTTGGAGAGAGCCTTGTACACAGCCTTGCCATCGCTGTATCCGACGAAGCGCAGGCAAGGGTCTTCCCTGTCGAGGCCATCCTGCTCGCTGCGGAAGATTTCGATCATCTTCACCGCGAGCGTCCCAAAGTTGACCTTCACCACCTGTGCAGGGATCGCTTCACCTTTGTCATCAGGGTTATGGAGCAGAAACAGCGCCGTGTCTTTGTTGTGCGCGCCGACGACAAACTCGAAGTTCCAGCCTGCACGAAACCCTTCCGTGAACGCGCCACGCACTTCACCGATGACAGCAGGGTTACTGTTGTGCATTCTGCATCCGCTCCTTCTGCATCCGCTCCCACGCCTCAGCCAGCGTGAGAATCTCCAGCTGCTTCGCGAGATCGTTCTCCTTGACCGCCCTATCCCAAGAGCCAGACTTCATCCCTGGGATCGGCGGCACCATCAAGTCTGATCGGATGATCCACGGGCCAGGCTGGAACCCATCCCACGGCGTCGGCTGCTCCATCCACTTCTGCTCCTCCACGTCCTTGATCCCTTCGATGAACGCCCGCGCGATCACGTAGATCAAGTTGTTCCGGAAGAGCAGAATGTTCATGGTCTGCTGAGGCATCTCACGTAGCCAGAGCTGCTCCGCCTCGATCGTCACCTGCTGCCACACCCCAAGCATCTCCGCTTGGGCAAACTCATAGGTGAGCTTCCACTGAAGGAGCGTTCCCACCTGTCGGAAGGATTGCCCATCAACGATGAACAATCCCCCGACCCCGCCTTGAAACTCCACCGGCTCTGCTTGGGCAATCGGCGCTGCGGGAGCCACTGGCTTGCTCTGAAGCATCACAACCCCTGCTGGTAGAGCTGATCAATGATCCCGCCGTTTTGGATCGGGTCTTGGGAAAGTTCGAGGCCATATATCCGAACCTGGTCAATGATCCCGTTTGCGTTCGTCGTTCCAACCTTGCCAATGGTGATGGGGTTTGTGTTCTGTGGCACCGCGCCGGTGCGCGAGCCAGTCGCCATGTCCTCGACGTTGTTGATATAAATGCGCATCCGTCCGGCCACAGGGTGATACGTGGCCACGATGTGGTTCCATCCGCTGGAGTCTATAGTTTCGACTGACGTGATCGTGACATTCCCGATCGTCCATGAGACTTTATCGTTCGCTTCCACGATGAGTCGCCAACCATCGGTGCCAGAGGAGTCGCCGATCAGCCCGTGCGGCCCTGCGCCGTTGGGCTTGAACCAAATAGAGACAGAAAGGAAGTACCGATAGGCCAGAGGATGAGCCTTCGGTACCGAGACGTGTGCACCGCCGGAGACCTGCAAGCCGGAGTTCGTTCGTCCGGTCACCCACATCGGCCCTCCGACGAGCGTGCCGTCGTTGTTGTACGGCACGCTGTCATTAGCTACAGAGCCACTGCCCTCGTCGAGGTTCCAGTAAGCAATCAAACCGAAGCTGAGGCGATCTAAGGTGGAAATGTCAATCCACTGGGGATAGCCAAAGTTGACGAACTCGAACCCGACGCGCTCCGCACGGTCTACGACGATCTCGTGATCGCGCGAGGTGACCATCAGACCTGCCTTGATGTAGCCATGTTCGAGCGCGCCGTAGAGGTGCGCTTCAACGAAATGTCGCTCACCCGCAAGAACCTTGTTGAGAATCTCCTCGCCTTCGTCCTCGTTCGAGACAAATCCCTCAATACGACCGGTGAATGACCCCAAGCCAGGGATAAACTCGCGCCAGTCCGTGCCCAGGCGAGAGACGTCTGCAGCGTCCACAGAGACGAGCAAACGCCAGTTGTACGCGCGGATGAATTCAATGAACCGCTCCAGCCCATTCGCATCAGCCTCGTCAAAGCCTAACAACGACTCCCCAAGGGTGAGCAAGCCTAACTCTGAGCCAGAGAACGGCTCTTCGAGGAAGATTACTCTGCCGCGCTTGCCGTGCAAAACTTGCCAAGACATGAGAAAAGAAAAAGAAGAGGGGCTGAAACAGCCCCTCTTCCCACTAGCTGACGCTCAGTGCTCCGGTGCCCTGGATGTCCAGGGTGACAACCTGGGCGTCGCCGACATCAGTCGTGTGGCTGTAGCCAGTGATCAGCCCAGAACCGGAGTAAGTCTTGGATGAAGCCCCGCCCCATTGCGCGCTTCCGGTCACCAGACTCACGGAAATCGGCGCACTGCCGCCGACAGGAGTCTGGAAGACCGAGTTTTGCACCGCACCTAGACCGGCGTCACCGGAATCGAACAGTGCCTCCACACGCGCCGTCCAGCTTCCCAAACCAGGAATGAACTCGCGCCATTCCGTCCCGAAGTGAGAGATATCGGCTGCGTCAATTGTGACGTTGAGCGTCCAGCTGCGCGCAACGCCGACCGTGCTCCCAATGGTCACCGTGCCACGCTTCCCGTGGATTACCGAAACTGGCATGTGATCCCCGTGCGATCCACTAAAGAGGCCGCGTTGAGGGCGGTCGCACCAGCCGCCCTCAACGGGATAAGTGCGCCTTCCGCCACGCCAGCGAAAGGATTACTGCCGATGCAAAAAGAGCCGATACCGCACCAGGGCGTGTATTAGATTTCTGTCTGGTTGCGGGACTGGAATCATCGAGTCCAGTCGCTCGTTCCGAACTGTCGCGTAGCCTGCAATAGTGAGGAACTGATCGTCGTAGACCCGCGTGATCTCTTTTACGATGTCCAGCGCCTCACGCGGGTCAGGATACTTCGCAGAGAAGACCGACAGCTGGTAGTAGAAGTACTCCCCTGTCGCGCCATCCTCGCCAAGGCAGTCCCACGGCTCATCGGCTTGTGGTGCAATGACGATGTATGGCATCGGCGCGCCCTGTTTTGGCTGGAGAATATAGCACCCTGGAAACTGCGGCGAATAGTTCACCTTCGCCTTCAAGGCAGCATCGTTGGCAAACTGCGCATAGATGCCCTTGAGGATTTCCGTGACGTCAATGGACTTCATGGCCGCAGCAGCTCCACGATGCGCTGGGAGTTTTCCAGCAACGCTGGCAGAAGATACGGGTTCTGCACGAACTTCCCCGTAGGCGTGAGGAACCCCAGCTCTTGATAGACCCCGTAATCTACCGGCGTGCCGTAGACGAGCGTCAGCTCACGCTCGTCGGCATACCAATCAATGGAGTTTCTGAGGTTTCCCGTGTCCACAGGGGCACGACGCTTGGCCTCGCTCACCAGAAACTCGCCGAGCACGGCGAGGCGCGAGGCCACGTGCTCGTGCACCGCGCGCTCGACACGGTCGCCGTGCCACTTCAGGGAGTACCCTACCCCAGGCATTACACACCGCCTCCGACGGTCGGCTGTCGCCGCAGCGTAAGCATCCAGAAACCCTCGTCAGACATATCAAAGATGTCCTCAACAAGGTATCGCTCGCTGGCGACGACCAGCTGATCGTTCGTGTGCACGCCGACGGACGCGACCGGAACCGCTGGGCCAATGGGATTCCCGTTGCTATCCACAGGCGTAGCCATTGCTTCGCTGCGGATGTACCCCACGGCCTGCCCACTGACCAGCAAAGTGTTCAGGTTCAGCTCCTCAGAATATATGCGAGATGTGTCTATGAGAACAGGAAGCTCGTAGAAGCTCTCCCCTGAAGAGACAAACCCATCCACGACGCTCTCTGAAAAACGCGTGAGCGTCGCGATGGTCTCATCAGCCGCGATCACGTCCGTCAGCTCGTGCATCTTACGGCAGGTAGTAGTTCACGAGCTTCTCCGCGAAGTCGTAGACGATCTTCGCATCGCCGCGACGCAGGCCATTGGCAATCGCCTTGAACGCCTGCATCGCGTGACCGTACTGCTCCGCCTTAGCCGCGGCCTCCGCTCGCTCCGCCAGCTCTTTGGCGTTCGGCGGGAGGAAGCCAACCTTCGCGTCTTCCATCAATTCCGCAAGCTCTGCTTTGGTCAATGGCTGCATGATGACTCCTTGCTCCACGCGTTACGCACGCTCATTCGCGCGCGGCCAGATGTCAAACAGTGGGCCGCGTCGCCGCTGCACCATCTCCCAGAACTGCTCCCCCCAGGTCGTCTGACACCAAGCATCCTTCCCCGTCGGCGAAGCATAGCTGACAGACAGGCCCGCACGGGTCTTGTCTGTCGCCTGGCGCTCCGACAGCGCCACAAAATGACACGATGCCAGGAGCGCCAGAAACTTCCGGTCTTCAGGCGGAATGATCTCCCCCAGACGGTCTACCTCGCGATCACCCGCATCAATACAGATCTGGATCACGCTGTCTGAGGAGTTCTTAAACCGCCCGTAGTCCTTTACTTCAGCAACAGTGTTGTACGCCATTATGCCTTCGGGGTTCCCACACGACGGTACTGCTCGACCTCGAAGCGTCGCAGGTCTTCAGGCACCTGGGTCTTTCCAACTGGTGCAGGCTTCACCGGTTGCAGAACACGGCTCCAGGCGTCCTCCGCGAACTTACGGAACTGCGCCTGGCGCTCCTGCTGCCGCAAGCGGTCTTGCTCCTCAGAGAGCTGCCGTTCCCGCTCGCGGCGCACCGGTTCCGCCATGCGCTCCCAAGGGATGTGCGCCTCACGATCCACAACAGCGATCTTTCCTTGCTCGCGCAGAGACGCAAACACCGCTAGAGCCTCTAGTTTCGCCATGCGCGCTGCGGGGACATGCGTCGGCCCAGGGGGGAAGCTCATGCGCTCCCCATCGTCAGCAACGATCATGATGTCCCCAGCAGTTAGGTTGCACAGGATCATGCTAGATGCTCTTGGTGTTGTCGTTGATCGCGATCCCTTGCGGGTAGCGGATGATCGCACCGGCGCATCGCTCCTCATAGTTCACCTGGTAGGTGTTGTTGGGTGTGATGACCACAGGCTCCAAGCGCGTGACGTTCATCGGTACGGAGAGCTGCACCACGCGCGGAGAGTTGTCCAGCACCGCGAACTTCCCAGGGGGCACCGATTGACTGAAGAAGATGCCTCCAGGGAACCAGTTGTACGCTTTGATCGCCTCCATCACGGTTCGCACTGGATAGGTGTCGGAGACAAACTTCTCCAAGTACTCCTGCACGCTCTTGGGGAAGACGACCGCGCGGGCCTCAAGGCCGTCATATTGGTTGATCGCCGCACGGAGCGCACGGATGTCTGCGAGGATTTTGTCGCCCGTTGCTGTAGCCCATCCCCCATAGGGAATGGCAACCTGGGTGATGTTGGGGTGCGTGAAGATGCCGTAGTGCCCCGTGGCAGGGTCGCCCACGAAGAACAAGTCGTTCTCCTTCTTGGCAATGAAGTACCCTGCCGCACGAGCCTTGATAGACTCGATGGGCTTGCCGACAAGCCGCGCCGCACGCAACTCCTGCGGGTTGATGGTGATCCCATACACCAGCGAGAGCACTCGCTGGGGCACACGGATCACGTTGGCATCGGCCAGGGGGATGTCCCCGCCCGCACCCCAGTTATACACGGCCTTGTTGGAGTCACCCGCGAGCGTATAGAACTCGTAGGTGACGGTCTCCGCGCCAGGGGGATCGTCGGTCTTGAGGGTGACCACCTGGCGGGCGACAAGGTTCTGCAACAGCTCTTCGTAAACCTGTTTGTCCAACGACTCCAGGTCTTCGGGGAAAATGATGGCATCCCCGCGCAAGTCAGTGTGGAAGACGCCGCTCGTTCCGATCAGTTCTTTCATGGTTCTCTCCTTCATGGCAGGTTGATCTCCAGCTCCGCGATCTGCCCAGCAGACGCGCTGGTGCGGAAGATCGAGCCAGGGATCGTCGTGCCTGTGCCACTCTCGTCCACAATGTCGCCATCGGTCTTGACCTTCGCAGCTTTCCCCGCGGTGACGTTGGCCGCAACGGTGACAAAGACCGTGCCCTGCTTGAGCACCTGCACGGGATCGCCGTTTTTATAGGTGAACGTCTGGACGGGGTTCCCGTTGGCGTCGCGAGTGAACCCCTTCGTGTCATCCACAAGGGCAATCCCGATAGGCACCGCAGAGCCAGAGTACGCCTTCACCTGACGCGTGGGGTCAGTGCCGAGCATGACCACCTTGCCGAAGGGGATGTCCCCCTCAGCGATGAAGCTCCCGAAGATGCGCACCGGCCCGCCACGCGCGAGCTTCCCTGCAATTCCGCTCACTGGCATAGTTGTCCTCCCTCAGTCCACTACTTGTTCCCTTGGTAGAGCTTGAGCGTCCTCTCGCGGAGTTCACTGGCTTCGGAGCGTGGGCGAGCATCCAGTCCAACACGCCGCGCCACGTTCTGAAGCGCCGTCTCCTTGGCTCGCTCAATCTGCTCATCCAAGTCCATCCACGCCTTCAAATACGCATCGAGTTCCGTTTCCGAAACGCTGTCTGTGGCAAGCTGCGGGTTGAGCATCTTGGCAAGATCACGCTTGATCTCCAGGTTGCTCTTCCCCGTGTACTGATAGTACGGCTGCTTAGAGCGCGCGTACTGGATCAGCTTGAGCCGCTCGTCCACGATGGCATCGGCCTTAGCCATGATCTCCTGGGCTTGTTTGGCAAGGGCGTCCTTGAGGTCTTGCTGTGCCTTGAGCTGGCCCTTAAGAGCGCTCAGCTCTGCTTGCGCTCGCTCCAGCTCAGCCTTGGTGGAGTCTAACTGCTTTTGCAGCTCCGCCGCACGCGCCTCCGCACGCTGCCGCATCGCGTCCACGACCGCAACATCGCTCTTGGACAGCGATTCCAGCTTTTGCCTCAGCGCCTTGTTCTCCGCATCGAGCTTTTCTCCGGCCTCGGCCACTTCCAGGGCCTTGGCTACGATCGCGTCAATCTTGGCCTGCGCCTCCGCGAAGACCGGCTTCATCTTCTCGATGAGCGCCTGGTCTTGTGCGGGGCACTCGAACGTCACCGTGTCCTTCCCGATCTTCAGAGTGAACATCTGTTGTCCTCCATCTACTTTGATCGCACACTGTTCTCCGCAGCGACCCGCCTTGGTGAATGCGAGGTGGTTCAGCCGGATTTGCGTCTGCACACGATCATACTTCTTCCCGTTGAACTCGCCCTCGCGATCTACGACGACAGTTCGGAAGCCGATGGACACTTGGCGCTTGTCGCCGCGCTTGATCTGCTCCTTCAACGCTGGATCGTACACCGCTCCGACGTTCATGACGAGGTTCCCCTCGATGCGGGGACTCGTCCCTGTCATGCCCTTGATCACTCTCTGGATGTTCCGATCGTTCACTTCGCCCTCAGGGGGATGCTCATCGGTGATCGGCAGCAGACACGTCTGCTGCAAAAACTCATCGGTGAGAATCTCCTCTGGGGGCTTGAACTCATAGTGCACCTTCCCGTCCGTCGGGTCATAGTACGGGTAGACGTCCGGCTTCGCCAGGGCGATCTCCCCGATGAGAAGACCGTTCTCCTCGCGCAGCGTGACGTCCGCCTGGTCGTACCTCATCACAAATGAATCTCCCTTACGCTTGCGATACTCCTCCAAAATGCGCTCCAATTCCGCTTTGGCAGCGGCCTTGACGTCATCAGGCAAGTCCTCCGTCTGTGGGAGACGTGCCAGAGCATTGCGCACCGCATTGATGTTGATCGTCCCGTCCGGCTCGCGGTACGGCAGCTTCAAGTGCTCCTTGATCACCTCGCCAGAGGGATTTTCTTTTGCTTTCTTGCGCGCCCATGCCGCAATTGCCTTGGGCACAGCATTCAGAAGCTGCTCAATTGTGAACCGCGACTTGTCACCATCCCACGGCTTCTCTGTGAATGCCATGCTATCCTCATGATTCCCAACCTTTGAGGATGCTGTGGCAATAGCAAGCCGCTCACACTCGCTCTGCTTTGCGCCCTCTTGCTCCATGCATGACTCGAAGATCGCATTAGCAAGCTCGACCCACTTCTGCTTCTCTTCGTCCGAGAGACCCTTCTTGAACCGCTCCACATCCGCGACCGTCCAGGGCATCGTCTCACCTCTTACACGCACTGTGCTGCCACATGCTGACTGCTCTCCGCGTAGTACACCGTAATCTGAATGTGATCCACAAACGGCCTCGCCGCATCAATACCATCGCCGATCGTCGCTGCCAGAACCACGCCAAAACCACTGTCGTTTATATCCTGCACCGCCCAGGCAGCTCCCCAGGTGTCGCCATCGCCGCCATAGGAGGCGTAGGCATCCGCGCTCGGCCAGGGAGTGCTCGACGCTTTGTCAGTGGACTGCACCGCACCGGCCTTCACCAGTCGCACACGGTTGTCCACGACATAGTTTAAAGCATGTCGCTCGATCTCCACTTTGATCCCCGTGATCGTCATTCCCGCAGGGATTGTAAACCCGAAGTTCGTCGCCTTAAGGTAGTGCGTCTGCATGGGACTGGCAAATGCCAGAGAGGTATCCGCGTAGAGGTCATCGCTTGCAGCAGCGTTCCCTGGGTTGCGCCATGCAACAGTCCCGTAAGAAGCATCATCCACAATCGTCCCAGGGGAGCGCGTCTGGCTCGGCATTATCTCCTCCGAGGGATGCGCGCCCGCTCCACGCGATAGTGTGTCCCAGACTCGAAGTACCGCTGGAGCGCGAGGAAAATGCGCTGAAGCTCACGCGCGGGATCAGGGCAGTCTGGCGGCAGAATGACCGGCACATCGAGCATCTCCGCAAAGCGGATCATAAACTCCCGCGCGGGGAAGGTCGCAAACCCATGACGCGGGCAGGTGAACGTAAACTCATTGAACGAAAACCGCGCCGCCGCGTCAGGGAGATACTGCTGCTGCAATGCCTCTAGCAGACAGAGCAAACACCCACGCAGCCGCGAGACTGCCATCTCGTCCTGCCAGGACTGGATCGTCTTCCACGGGATTCGCATGGCCATAAAAAAGAAATCAGCCCAGAGGGACTCTATCCCTCTGGGCTTCGCTGACGCTCCCTCACGCGAGGGAGGCTTTGCTCGCGCCAGACCGTACTACACGAGTACAAGCTTCTGATTGTTGGTCACCTTGAGAAGCCACTCACGCGTGCGCCCGTCTTCGGTCTTCCCAATGACCCGCACGACGCGAGGCTCGCTCAAGTCAATCTCAAGCTCCTCCACGCCGTTCTCCAAAACAAGCCGCTTGTCAACTTGGGCGGATTCCCGCATCTTTGAAGCTGGACGGCATATCCTGGAGCATCTTGTGCATCACAAACCCTTGAGCAAACGCCTGCCCGAAGATTGCCGGAAGATCGCTCGGCAATTGTTGCTGCGTTTTGCTCAAGGCGCCCAGGATGCCCCAGGTGATCCGCACGCCCGCCAGGGCGAGCATCACATAGAGCGCCGTCATGTAGTCCACATAAGAAAACCCAAGCCACGCGGCCAGCGCGTTCACCGCTGTTTGCACCAGCAGCGCTACGAACGCCAGCCACGCCGCCAGCATCACGATCCCCTTGGCAAAGTTCTCCCACTTGTTCGACTGAGACATCTGCGCCCCTGGCGCTTGCGGCATTGGCGTCATCAAATCATCTCCTTGACGAGTTCTCGAAGCTCTGTCTCTTCCGCAATGATCGTACATCGGCACGAGGGATGCAAGGGCGGCTGTCCCCGCGCGCGCAGGTCTTCCAAGTCAAAGATCCGCCCGTGGAGCGGCCCGCACCTGGGACATGTGCGCTCATCCTCTGCCGTCAACCAGATCGCCTTGGTCACACCGAGCGCGCTCAGTCGCTCTTGTGTGATCGCGCTATATGCCCTGTTGAGCTGGTCTACCGCGATCGCCCGCGCCCGCTGCTGCGTCGCATCCGCCAGCTCCGCGATCTCCTGCGCGAGCGCGCGGTAGCTCTTCCCTGACGAAACTGCCTCGAACACCAGGCGCTCTACATCCTCGCTCAAGTGGTCAGGGATCGTCTTGATGAGCCGGACGATCTCCGCGACGCGCGCCTCAGAAATCTCGTGCATCCTCCCTGGGGGCAACAAAAGCTCCACCCCTATACCGGAGATGTTCCCTGGCAGCCGCACGGCATTCAGCTCCCGCCGCAGATGCTCTGTGGCATGCAGGATCGCTTGGGTGACGTACCGCTGCGCCATCTCTTCCATCTTCGTCTCTGGCAAAAGCTCTACCATCTGTCGGTAGAGATCGGCCATGAGCGCCTTGACCTCGCGCGGGGAGAGATCGGCTCGCAAGCTCTCCAAGCGACCTTCGCGCAGCATCAGCGGCTGCACGTTTTTGTCCAGATACTGCTGCACCAACGCCACGAGCGCGCGGATGTAGGTAAGCAGCTCGCGCTGGAACGCCAACGCCGCTCCAGCGGGGAAGTGCGACACCCGCCGTCGTCGCCGCAACCGCTGCCGCGCCGCATCCGTGACGATCATAGCTTGAACGCGCTGGGGGAGTGTATCCCCGCCGTAGGCGTCGTCGCCCCTGGACGCGGCGGCGTCGGTTCCTTGCCAGGGGAGACGATGTCTGGGTTTTCAGGAGCAACTCGCTCCAGCGGCGTCTCTGCTCCTTCGACCCAGTCCAGCTCCTCGCGCACTTCATCAGGGGCCACAACGCCATACTGCAGGTAGATGGCGTGCATCTGCGCACGCTTGAAGTCTCGCTCATTCCGCTCTTGCTCGCTCTCTACGAATAGCGGATTGAACTCTATTCTCCATTCCACAGACTCAGGGTCAACACCGAACTCGTGCGAGAGCAGGATCAGGCGCACAAGATGCTCGATCAACTCGCGCAGATACGACTCCTGCAACGCTTTGATCCGCGCAAAGTACGTGCGCGTGTCCCACTCCGCTCCTGCGAGCACCCCCTGCCGTTGCCCCAGGAGATGGTGCTTAGGGATGCGCGTCGCGGCTGCGAGCATGTCCCAGAGAAAGTTTGTCAACCCCTCGAACCCTGAGAGCCGCGCGCTCGGCGAGACAATCTCCATCTCCTCGTCCATGCCAAGCACAAAATATGTAAGCGCATTGAGCGAAGCGGAGAGCCTTCTCAAGACAGCCTGGCGCTGCTCTTCCGTCATCCCATCAAACCGCGGGGACTTGATAACCTTGAAGAAGAGCGAGTACATCAGCTGTCCGACTGACCAGTGCGTCGTGTCTATGACCTGCAAGGTCGAGAGCAATCGCTCATAGATGCTCCGCCCGAACTTCTCCCCGTGGAAGGCACGCATCTGGAGATGGAGCACCCGACTGGCATGCACCCGCACCCGCTCTTCCCCCACACGCAGAACGATGAACTTGTCCTCGCCATAGTGCGGAGAGAGAATGTCTTCCTCTAACTCGATGTCTTCCACCTTGTAGCCGTGGAACGGGTGCAGGAACGCGACCCGCTGGAGCCGCCCCGCCTGCGCCAGCTCCAAGACGTCCGTCTCTAACGATGCCCCGCCACCCTCAACCCCAATGAGGGCAAACCCGTCGCCGGTGAGAAACTCATACCGGCAGACGTCATGCAGAACGCTCTGCGCATTTAAGTCGCGCAGCTTCTTCTCGACCGCGTCCTCAAGGGTGCTGTCGCTTGGGCAACAGAACCGGAACCCCGCGCGGGTCATGTCTTCAGCAGGGACGTCCACAGCGTTCGCAGCGATCCCGAACGAGCGGTATAGCTCGAACACCTCCAGCTCCGTCAACCGGCGCCGGTTGACCAGGATGGACATCCCCGCATAGGGATCAATGCTCGACTGCTTCGTGCCAAAAGGGTCCTTGAAGGTGCCGAAGGCACTATCCACGCGGTCGCCGCGCACCACGTACCCAAAGGCACGCCGCAGCCGAGATGCTAAATTCTCTTTTCTCTCGCCAGTTGCCATAAGATCAAGTACCACAACGCTCGTTGCCCATTCAGCCAGGACAATACCGGATGGGACAAATCAAGCTCTTTGGCCAGGAGCTGCTTGGGCAAGTCCACCCAGATCCCAGTCCAGCCCGCACGCCGCAGCAACTCCTTGTAGTGCATCCGCGGGAGTTTTTTGCCGACCGTGCGCCACGCGCGCATCAATGCAGACAAAAATAGTTGACGCATCGCCTGCACAGGCACCGGATCATAGTGTGCCCGTCCCCCGTGCGCGCCACGCGGCGGCAAGTATTTGACCCAATGCCACCAAATGCTCCGCTCTCTTCGAGGCAATATAACCCCCTCTTCCCCACGGAGCACGAGTTCGCACCCGCGCGTGTCTCTTCCGAGACAGCCTGCGTCAATCCTTGCAGGTCACGGCATTATATACAGACCGAAGACCGAAAGTCAAATTTTCACAGAGCAAGGTAGTACTCCAGCATGGACCAGCTCTGTTTGGCGGAATAGAACGCCAAGGCCAGAGCGTCGGCCCTGTCAGGGGACTCACTCAGCTTGCTCTTGCTCTCCACACGTTGCCGCCCGAACGCATCCAGCTTGCCCATCCTTGCTGTGAGCTGCGCGCTCAAGATGCTGTAGTCGCGCTCGCTCAGCCGCGTCAGATCAATCCGTCCCTCGCGAAACCGATCGGCCAATGTGTACCATAGCTCATCCGCAACAAGAAGGTACCGATCTTGATCCTGTGCTTTCGCCCCAGGCTCGATCTTGATGATCTCCGTCTTCCACCCGCGCGCACGCCTCATCTCCAATAGATGCGTGTACAACCCAACGCCCACGCCTGGGTAGTCTACCTTCACCCGCGCCGGACGATCACGCTCAATGAGCTGTACCACCTTGCCCCAGGTCTCCCCGCTCGGCCTGCCTCGCCATGCCTCCAGCCACAATACCACATCCCCCTGACGACAGACAACGACCGTTTCGTTGCTACCCACGTCCGCCACGTCAATCCCGAACTCCTTCTCCCCAGAAGGCTCTAGACTAACCTGCCGCGCACGCTCCACCGCCCACAGCGGGATGATCGTCCCCTCTGGCTCTCTGGGGAACTCCCCCAACACCCGCACTGCCCACAGCACCGAGTCCTCCCCCCATAGCAGCCGCTTCTCCTCAATGTCTGCCTCGGTCACCAGCGGCGCGATATACCTCCCGCCGGATTTTACATAGTTGATGTAATCGAATGCGGAGATGTGCATCTTCTTATACAGCGCGCTCTGCCGTCCGTGAAACGCATTCCACAGCGGCCCGCTCGTCCGCGTAGGGTTCCCTACCATCACCAGGTGCGCCCCTGACCCCTGGAGCGATCCCTCGATCGCCTCGATGATCCCCTCGTCTACGCCGGACGCCTCATCCACAATGAACAGCGAATTCCGCTCACGGAACCCCTGAAAACGCTCTGTCTCGTCCGTCGCCAGCCCCATCGCAAACTGATCCGACGTCACCCGCAGCTGGGTCTTCAGTGACTCCGCATCAGAACTGAACCGCCGCCGCTCCCAGAGTTTTGCGATCTCCCGCCATAAGATCACTGTAACCTGGTTCCACGTCGGCGCAGTCGTCACAACGGCATTGGGCGGGAAGGCATAGAGGAACCAGAGCGCAAGACACGCCAGCGCGAACGACTTCCCCACGTCGTTCGCCGCGCGGACCGCAATCCGCTTCTCCCCCGCTGCCACAGCCTGGAGAATCTCCAGCTGCTTGGGCCACAGCTCTACCCCAAAGCAAACCTTCAAAAAGACGTCAGGCCGCTCGCGCCACGTCAAGAACGCCCGCTTGGTCTCCTCCGTGATGATCATCCTTTGCCTCTGCCTCGATATACACCAGCGTCTCGCGGATCAGACGCTCCAGCGTCATCCGCTCCTCAGTGATCTCGCTGGGTTCACCGACCGCCAGCCGCGCCTTGTCATACGCGACCGCAAACGCCTGGGCATAGTTTCGCAGCGCCTGCGAAACCTCACGGAGCTGCCTGGTGCGCTCCGCCGTGTCTATAGTCTCGTCCGCGAAGACCTGCGCCACCTGCTGGCGATACCGCTCCAGACCAGCTACGACATCGTCAATGAGCTGACGCGCCACACGCAAGCCAACAGTGTTGACCTCGGCTTGCTCGTCAGCAACTTTTTCGATGATCTTTCTGCTCGATTTCTGTTCGATTTCTGCTCGATTCTGCTCGCGAAGCTCGTCCCACTTTTCAGAGGTTCTCCGCTTCCATAGCGTTGATCTACTAATTCGATATTTTTTCGCAAGCTCGATCTCCGAGGGCCAAACGCGCTGCCCCTGCTCGTTGACTGTGCCACATGTGTACTCCTGCTTCACTTGATCCCACGGAATGGTGCGTCGTCCCATAGCAATGAGCATTATACTCGCAAGAATCTGCAAATGGCAACTTTACCAGGGCAATCCTGACGGCATGGGTGTGCTTTGGTTGGGGAGGAGGGGATAATGTAAAAAAAGAAGACAGGCTCGGCGTCTATTCGCCGAAGGCGCTCACACCGCGCTGGATGAATCATCCGCCCGCCGTGTGCAGAACCTACCCCTCGCGCCGTCCACCGTTCCTATTCCTAAGCGCGCGGTGGCCTTGTGCGAGTCTCAGACCTGCAAGATGGGATTATACCATCAGCAACATCTGGAGTCAAGCATGGCTGCGGCGATGAATGCAACCAGCGGCAGTTAGGGCAGAGTTTAGAGATTTCTTTCTCGTTCTCGAACCGTCGCAGGAGCAGTTGATTTTCTGTCCCGTGCCATCCGCACCGATGGCACTGATAGAGCATATTTTATCCTTCCTTGATGACAGGACCAATCCCTCAATAATTGGCAGCTAGAGATGCCTGCTGAGGTGGATTCCAGTCTCGCAGGGCGTTGGTGCTTGGTCAAGTTGAGGACGATGAACCCGCGCCACGCACCAGTCTCTGCATCAACCTTCACCCAAACGTCATCGCCGAAATCACGCACAATGGTAGGCGCCCGATTATTGAGCGACACTTCGAGAATATCGCCGTTGCGATCATACTCTAAGATGAGCCGCATGGCTAATAATCATACAAGTCAATGCCGAGCGCTTCGAGAAAAATCTTTCTCGTTGCCGGCCTGACAGAGGTTGGCTTGACGCGCCCCGCGAAGATATCGTGAAACGCTTGCGGCGTCAGGTACAATCCCTCGCGCGCCAAGTAAGTGCACACGCCGAGCACGGAGAGCTTACGCGCGCGCATCGCGTTGAGAATGTCTTGCTGCAACCGCTCATTCACAAACCTCCCTGGGCGCTTGACCACCACTGATATTCGTTCCATGCCTCTATTTTCCAATGACGGCAAGTATATGTCAACTCCATATGTCCCCAGCAGGCTGCTGCACAGTCGTTACTTTGCTGTAGAGAGCGTCTTGCAATCGTGAGCTAATCTGCATTCCCAGTGCAGCGTCGAAGTCCTGCACGCGGATATTCGTCGTGACGATCAGGGGGGCTTCGGCGCGGTAGCGTGCGTCAATGAGTTCAAGCAGGTCAATGCGCTCGCGATCGGTTAGTGGCTGCACATCGTCGAGGATGAGCAGCGGCACGGATTTGAGAGCCTTGATGAGGTCAAGGGCTTCGCTTGGGAAGCACCCCCGCATAGCTCTCAGGAACTCCGTGGCGGTGATGAAGCGCGCCTTTATCACAAATCGCTCGATCTGGCGGCGCGCAGCGGCAAGGGCCAGGCGCGTCTTGCCACACCCCGACGGGCCTGAGAGCACCAGGCACCGTGGGGGAGGCGGGCCGTGGATGCTGTACTCCTGCGCCGCGCGGAGCATCGCTGCGTTTGAGGGGGTCTCTATGAAGTCTTCGAAGGTCGCTTCGCGCCACAGGCGCGGGCCGACCTGCTTCGCCAGCGCCTGAGCGTACTCATTTGCGCGCTCGACACGGTCGCGCTGGCGCTGCTGCTCTTCGGCTTCAGCGAGGCATGTGCACGTTGGCACGTGCAGCTCAAACGGGAGATCGCCGAGCTGCATGATCTCGCTACGGTATGGCTTCAAGCATTTAGGGCACTTTGCGTCGGCGGAAGTCTTCAGCGGCGACTGGCTCATGGAACACCTCCTTCATAGGGCGGCGGCGCTTGAGCGCCTCGATATGCTTTTGCAACGTGCCATCTCGGTAGCTGGAGATGTGCTTGAGGATGCTTGGGGCTTTGGCGATAGCCCAGTTTGGGTCGAGCTTCTTTAGTTCGCCGATGGCCTTGATCGTCCCCAGCACATCATCGAGGATCACGCTATCCCGCCAGAGCTGGCGGATCACCTTGCGCAGGATCGCGTAGTCCCCTTCGGTGAGCGGGTCACTCCCATCTGGCAGGCGATGGATCGTTTGCCAGGCATCGAGGATCGGCTTCGCATACTCGACCGGCACCTCGGCCTTCGCCTTCTTTTTCTTTGTTGAAGCTGTTACCCCATCCGATGGTGCCGCAAGATTCTCTTGAGAATCTTGCGGCTTAGACTTTAAGTCTTTAGTCTCTATGTCTCTATAGTCTCTAGTCTCTATAGTCTCTATGTCTCTATAGTCTCCGGCGCTTTTTTTCGATACTGTATCGGATACCGTATCTGATACTGTCTCCGATACGGTTTCCATACCATTGCGATACGGTATGGATACAGTATCGCCAAGGGAGAGTTTGAGCTGTTTGAGGACCATCTCGCGGATGCGCGGGGATTTGATCTGCTCGATTTGGTCAAGGATGAGGGCCTGGAGCTTTGGGCTTTTGGGACTATTGTACCGAAACCAGTTCCTGATGAAGACCTCGTGGGTCTTCTCGTCGTACTCGATCTTCCCAGCACTCACGAAGTGTTCCAAGAGCTTCACAATTGTCTCGGTGTTGTAGCCCGTCCACATCGCGAACTCTTTGATGTGGACTTCGTACACTCCGCACGCGGTCGTCTTGGGGTTGGTCAGGAGGCAGAGGTAAAAGTAGCGGTCTTCCGGCGTGAAGTCGAGCCATTCAGGGTCCACCCAGAACTTTGTATGTATCTTTCTCCACTCTGCCATCATCATCACTCCTTTTGTGCTTGAAGTTCAATGACTGGCGCGCTCACGATGAGCTGGATGCTTTCGAGATTTTGTCTCGCATGAACGCAGACATTGACGATCGCTCTTTGAAGATTTTCATCATCGGCCTGCCGCGCGAGCCTCTCCAGCTTCGAGATCGCAGCCTTCAGGGCCACCTCGATCTCGAAGAGCTTCTGCTCATGTACCGTGCCTGTCAAAGTAGCTATAGAGCTGCCGGTCGGTGATGCACGCCTTACCTGCGCGCCACGCGCGCACGGTCTCGCCATCCAAGCGCACAGCGTCAATGGTCTCAAAGTTGTCTCGGTAATTGATCTCCAAGGAGCGCGACAGGTAGAACATCATCGCCTTGCGCTCGCGCGACAGAACTTCGTCTATGTGCTCCGCACGCCGGATCAGCTCTTCCCGTGTCGTGAAACTAGTCTTCTGCTGCGATAGCAAGAGGCTCTGAGTCACGCTGGTCACTCTCCTCTTCAAGCTTTAAAGCTTTTTTCAGAAGCTGCTCGACCATAAAGCTGATAGAACATCCCTGCTTCCGAGCCATCCGCTCAATCTGAACTGCCAGATCGAGCGGCACCGAAACCGATAACACGCCCTTCGCCATCATGATCACCTCGCGAGTATATTATAATAATAGAGATCGCGAAAGCAGGGACATGTGTACCCACTTCGCGGTGATGCTTGGGCAAAAGTGTCCCGTGCCCTGTCAAAAAGCCGTGGGCGGGCATGGTAGCCCGCCCACGGCCGCACCGAGTAGGAGGTTTCCGCGACGGCGTTAGCCGTCTGTGTTCACTCTCACGAACTTGTTGCCACGCAACTTGTAGAGCTGCAACTTCAGCAACTTTACCACATATAACTCATTCTCGTCAAGATATGCTGCCACGCCAATATCGTTGATGTTCTTCCCAAGCGTGACTACCATGCCGCCCTTGAGCTTGCGATAAAGCTCCAGCGGCAGGAAGGCCAGCATCGGATGGCCAATCAGCTCGTCAAGCCGCACCGCGTACAGCGTTGGGGTCTTCATCTCGATCATGCAGGAATCACCTCGCTGAGAATGTGAGCTAGGTTGTCTATTGGTCGCCAGTCGCCGACGACTGGGCCAAGCCGCCTGACACCAGAAGAGAGATCATGTGCATCCCATGCGAAGTATGCGTTCAAGTCGTCGCGGGTGATCTTCACCTCGCGGATGCCGCCCCAGTCACTGTCCACACGAACGACAGCGTAGTTGTCCCCAACTTCGACGATGAATACTGGAAGTTCTCTCATGCTGATCACCCCCGCGCGCGCACCCTGCGTCTTCCCCCGCCACGCACGCCGTAGGTTGTCCGGCGATCCTTGGGGTCAACATAAACGCCAATGTCCACAGCGAACTGATATGCCCCGTCCAACACCAGAAGGGCGCGTTGATACCCCATCTCCATTGCACGCCGCAAAATATCCTTGATCTCCTTGACACCGCCGTCCGGTGACGATTCGCAACTGGTCAAGCCCGTGACGCGCCCGCCAGTCATGGAATCGAATGTGACGAAGCCAATGCGTTCAAGCCCATGCCGTGGCCCGCCCACCGCGAAGATGTGCGGTGCCTTGCGCAGAGTTTCAAAGTCCACGCTCTCGATGGCCTCTTCAGTCAGCTCGATCCATCGCGAAGCGTCGTTGATCACCCGCTGCGCATAGCAGTTCAAGCATATCGTTCCGTCTTCCCCATTGTGCCAGTACAGCTCCCATGTGTAGTTCTCGATGAAGATTCGTCCGCAGCCATCGCAATAGAAGTATCCTTCCGCGGGAAAGCCGTAATAGCCCCAATGCCGCTCGCACAGGAAGATGACCCCTTTAGGGTCTTCGGAGAAGATGTCGTAGTACAGCTCGCCACGCAGCTCGCCCTCGCACTCTTCGCTCGCGTACATGCATTGAGCCGGTTCCCCAGTGCCTGGATCAACCAGCTCCTCTATGGCCCGCTCAAACTCTCCGCTCACCGCCTTCCGATGCGCCTCTTCGTTGAGCGCTGCGAGGTTCGGCAATGCCCACATGGTTCATCCCCCTTTTTTAGATTAGAAGGTGGCACTGAACTCGGCGTACCGCATACCATCAGCCATTTCTGCCAGCTTGATCATAAAGCGCGGGTCTTGGCTGTAAACCGTGACCCTACCAGTGCCGTGATCGAGGAAAACTTTGGTAACAAGCCCATCGCAACGTGTCTCTGCTACAAGGGCATCACCGTCGTCGTACTCGTCCACAACGCCCATCAGCTTTATGATCTTCTCGTAGAGCGCCTCACCGATACCAACACTCTTCTCTCTTGTCATTCCTGAGCCTCCCTTCTTCCATCTAGTATATATAACCGACAATTGTTTGTCAAGTACCACATCTCGGACCGCATGAATTATTCGATGCGCGCAGCATGACAAATGTCCATATGGACATTGGACATTCGTCACCACAAGACGCGTGGCTAATTCGTGCTTTTCAAAGGGCTGCACTTGACAAGTATTTGTCAGTGAGCTATACTTCAGGTGTCGCGGAGTAGGGTACGACCCGAAACGCAAAAGAGGAGACAAAGATGATAGAAATTACAGTAGCAAGAGCGCTAGGAGGCCTCAAGGCATACATAAAGGATGATCTTAGAACTGTAGAGATAGAGGGCTATGGGGGTGGACAATTGGCATGGGCAAGTATGAGGCCGGAGCGCCCAGCCATCAACGGCATCGAGGTTTCTAAGTATAGCGATGCTTACCCTGCGCTCCTACGTCTTGCGCGCGAGCGTGGGCTAAAAATCAAAGATGGGCAGACGTTGACGTTCGCACTCACAGATGAGCAGAAAGAGCAAATATATCAATACTTACGTGAAATCTACGAGGCCTTCGAGAGAGATCTGCTAGAAGGGAAGATACGGGTTCATATAAACCGTGTAGGCATAGATAATCCCAAGCTCGTCGCGGGAATCTCAATTAAGGAGTACCGCGGCCTTAGGGCTTGGGATATCTTCTATAATCTCATCGAGAAGTTGGGGATGTATCATTATTGCCCTGGCGTAGAGGGTGAGGATATAACTGAAAAGTTCGTTGCAGAGTACAAGCGCCGCAAGGAGCTGCAAGCCGCACCCAAGCAGCCCACGAGCACGAGAGTGCGCTGCTGGGAGTGTGGACGGGAGTTTAGCATTGAAGAGGCTATAGCTCTCGTCAAGGCGGGAACGGCGCAGTGGGAAGTGGATAGGCTCTTTTATTGCGGGTGCTAAGGGCGCAGTGGCCGGAAGCGGGGTTCGACTCCCCGCGCGCCCTCAGTCATCACAGTAGGGCATGGACCCGAACGATGACAGAAGGAGACTCAAGATGTTTAAGGCTAGTGACAGGCCGCCAGGAGACATCAAAAAGCAGTACCAGTATGTGGATTGCTTCGAGTATGAGCTTAGCGATGGTCGCCAGGTGTCCATCCCAGCAGTCGTGGATTTCGGGCCGTCCTACGACGACCCAGAGGCGTGCGCCTCAGCCGAGTTGGTGTATGTCATAGACCCTGAAACCCATCAGGTAGTGTGCTTCGAGGCGGTCGAGATTTTCAGATTGCGTTTTCACGTCGAGGAGGAATTCGATGACCTGGAGGGGGCACTAGAGTATCTAAAAAAGAAGTGCTCCAGAAGGGGGCTACAATGAAAAGAAGACTATCGGACGTACTACACGATCTTGAATACTGGCTCCCGCTTGAGGATGAGAGACACGCTTAATAGAAGGAGGTATAATGAAGATTCTTAAGTTCAAGTGCAAAGGATTGGATGTTCTTTCGCGAGAGTTGTACCTTCCAATCGAGCACATACGAGCGCTTGAGGTTGCTCTCCACCCCAAAACGGGTTCGCTCGTGGAAGAAAATGATCCAGGTTTGTACTATCTGATCATATACACAGACTCAATCGCCGCAACACTTACATTTCGGGACAGAAAGATCATTGATGAGATTATCGCCCTAACTAATGGGCGAGCCAAGTCATATAATAATTGCTCTTATACCATTGAGCCAGTCAGTATAACAGTTAGTTGGTGAGAACATGAAGCGATTCACCAATGCGGGTGTTAAGGGCGAGTGGCCCAGGAAAGGAGATGATCATGGTTCAACGTATCAGTGACAGAAAGGGCAACACGGTTGTCCTTCAAGGCACACCTCCGGTTTGCCAGATCGCAAAACTAGCAACAGAGGATAGCTTCGTGTTGAAGCTGTACTATGGTGTTGCTGTCGTAACAATATACTCGCGCGATGAATCAACGCTCAATAATATCAGCAAGGGGATCGCGGGGAATGTGACTGTTGACGCCGTGGAAGTCACTTCCCTTGGCGAAGACGTGGGGAGATATATATATACCTCTAGGACCGTAAAGGAGGTCGCGTGAAGGTAGAAGCTGGGGAAATCGCAAGAGTAAAATGGGAGGTCGCGGACAAGGCATGGCTAGAGAAGAGAAAGAAGATGCGCGCCCTGTACGAAGACCCAAGGACGCGCGCACAAGAGCAAGAGCGCCTGTTGCAAGGAATCTACCTTGAGTATGAAGATGAAGAGGATCACTGAGCGTTCTCGGCTGTCGCATCTCGCAAAGGTGCGACTCGACCAGGCCATGCGCGCACACGCGACGTGTCAGGCCACACCATGCGTGCACAGGTGCACCCAGCGCGCGGCTTGGAGGGACGATGATTACGTCGTGTTCTTCCCTGGAAAAGCAGTCATCGTCCTCCAGGGCAGCAGGGCTGTCACCCTCTATGAAACACACTTGACAGGAGGACAAGCATGATTACGTACAAAATGCTCGCACCGATGTATCGCATCAGCTTCGACGTTCCGTACTGTGACGTTGCCCAAATTCAGAGCCAGTTCCCGCAGGCGGCTATCGTCCCTGTCGGTAGGCGCGAGATCGAGCTTCAGCCACGCCCGTTCATCAATGTCTTCGACCGCGAAGTCTCGCTGGCGTTTTTCATTCCGCTCGACACGATTGAAGCCATCGCTGTCTTCCCCACTGACGAGCTAACGCCGCGCGAGAGAAATATCCTCATCGCTGCTGTTGAGCGTCAAGGTGGAGCAGTGAACATCAGTGGATGGTACGAAGTTGATAGCGAAGTGATGAAGGTCGTCGAGAGCACGAAAGTGCAGGAGTTTCTCAAAGACTACCTAACGAAGCGTCTCCATATTGCCGTGGGGGTGGACTAAATAATGGCCGCGTGGTTGCACTACATTGGCGGCAACTACACGCCAAGAAGATTTGTGATCGAGGCGCGCAAGCATGGGGTCTCGCGGCGCATCCCTGCGAGGCTCTTAAAATCCATCTCATGGGGAGATAAGGTCTACTGTGCGACGTGGGAAGGCTCGCTCTCCTCGCTCTCAAAGAACGGGATCAACATCATGGAAGGCTTCGGGGGAGAAAGCAAAGGCGTTGGCAAGTTCCAGGAAGGGCGCGCAGAAATCTTCGCGATGTTCACGATTGACCGCATCGTGATCGAGGATCGCGAGATCAACGTCGCGGTGCAGCGACGACTGCGCGAGCAAGGGCTGATCAAGGAAGTGCACGATAGCCCTGGCAAGATGGTGCGCAGGGCATGCGGGTACTACGTCGAAAGCGGCAGTATAATCGTGTCAGAGAGGACGACAATTGCCCAGATCGCAGAGATTGCCTTCGAAATCGCGGCGGGGCAGCGCTTCAACGTGATGATTCAAGGAAGGCTGCGCAAGGTCTATGCCCCGCCGCGCGCGCTCGCTGCACCATTCACGCGCGGGCTGATGAGAATCGAAGACCTCGATCAAGACGTTATAGACATATCTGGCGACCATGCCCTCGTCGAGGTGACGAGTCATGTCGTCGCGCGCAAGAAGGACGACTTTGCGGTCGGAAGCTTGCTATGATGAAGCTCTTGTGTCGTCTTTGGGCGGCTGTGCTGGCGTGCATCGCCTGCGCACGCCAGCACAGCCGCCGCAAGTGGAATTAGATTAAGCTGCTGTATCTCCTGAAAGCACCCACCAGTTAGGTGCCCCGCTTGGACCATAGTACTTTGTAAGCGTCACCTTCGCGCTCGGCCCTGCTGTCTTCGTGCCAATCCTGTTCAAAATATGCACCTCTTTCCCAACCTCACCTGCTATGGTAACTTGCCCAGAACCACCTTGCATGATGTCTACTGTAAACCCATCTTCGAGCTTGAGTGTATCTGAGTGCGGCGCGTAAATAGTCACTGGAGTCGCACTCTGCACAATGAGCAATCTGTCTCGATCGTCTGCCTGCAAGGTGTAGTCGCCGGTGATGTTTTTGATGAATAACACCTCGGCCCCTGAGTATTCGATGAACTTCACGCGCGCGTTCGGATACAAGCGCACCCTTCTGTCGCGTTGCGAGTCCGGCGCTATGTCTCCGCCAAAAATACCGCCGATGAACAAACTCCTTGTTTCTAGAGTTTGATCTGTTCTAACGATTATGCCGCAGTAATCTTCCCCTGGCGCCAGGGGCCAGGTGTACAAGTCTATCGGAACGTTAATGAACACGTTGTTATACACTTCAACATTGTCATTCTCTCCTAAGACGATCCCGTATTTGTTGGCTTCCACTCTTCCGCCGACAAAGGTGTTTGTATCCGTGCACTGCGACAGACGCAGCGAGATGAACCGACCGTGAAACAAACACCCAACGAATGTATTGAGAGTGGTAAATGCTGATCCCCCAGCCCCTCTCAGCTCCACGCCGATCCGCAGATTATCGCGTATCACACATTTGATGAAGGTATTCATGACCGTGCTCTTCGTTACAGCATTTAACAAGAGCGCCTGCTTGTTCCCAGCGATGTGTTTTATGTGAATGTCCTCAAAGAGTCCTCCCTGTGCTTCAAACACTTCCAAACCCTGGTCGGCAACCCAATTCCCATCGAGAAGCAGCCCTCGCATAACTGATCCCCACAGCGACTCTGTTATCATCATCTTGCCCGCCGTGGAGCTGCCCCAGACCAGCTTTGTGACAGCGATTTCCCCGCTGACTTCCGTGAACGTATCGCTGCTGTGATCCCCCACAAGGTTGACTTTTTTCTTCACCGTGATCGTGTTGGTTATCTTGTATGTTCCAGGTGGGAAGTACACTGTTCCGCCGCCATTTGCTGCACATGCGTCAATAGCTGCTTGAATAGCAGCAGTATCATCTGTTGTGCCATCCCCTTTGGCTCCATAGTCAAGCACGTTGTACCACGGCATTCCCCCAAGCTGCCCCCATCTCAATCCTGAAAAGAACTCATATTTGTTTCTGTCAGTATTGTAGATGATGAGACCTGGGGGCGGGGTAGGGATAGCATCGCGCTGTGCAGTCGTCATCGAGGGAAAGCGCACACCTTTCCCTGTAGACTGCACATCGAGGATAGCTGCAGGATGGGCACTCCCACCAATGGCCACAGGGCCAGCAAACTGACCAGCCTGCGCGAAAATGTTGCGCTGCGAGTCTACCGTGAGCGCCCCTCTAACTTCAACCTGCTCAGTATTGATACCCGATGTTGCATCCTGCAATGCTGACAGGGTTGGCAGAATATCCTCCGCCCACACCTTGTACGTCAGTGTTGGATCATGCGGCGGTGCGGCTGGAGAGTTTGTGAACCGCTTTGGGAAGTTCACTCGCGCCATTGTTCCCTCCTAGGTCTCCACGTATTCGATGAAGAACACCACATCCTTGACGCCTGTGCCCTGGACGTCCAGATCAATCTCGAACACATCACCAGCAGCGATAGAAGTCACGTCGGGCATCGCTGCCGTGATAAGGCTTGTCCCATGCGCGCTGGTGCGCTGTGGGCGATTGCTCTGAGTTGTGTAGATTGTCGTGCCGTTTTTGTTGATGTCGTATGTATATGTTGTCGAAGCTGCCACGGTGCAGATATGCTTGACCGCCGTGATCGTCCCTGATGTTGGAGCAACGATTCGCACAGAGACCGGAGCGCCAGCAGCAGGGTTTCCAGGAATTGGAAAGACAAGCATACGCTTGAGATTTGACCATTCTGCAAGACCGGTCGCTGAGGAGCATCGCAATATCTTGCCCACTGCTGGGGTGCCGCCACGGATAGTGATCTGTCCATTGACATCGAGTCGGCTGGTCGGGGAAATCCCTATCCCCACCCAGCCATTCCCAGCGCCGTTTTGCGCCAGTACCGTGATCGCATCAGTCCAAGAGACCGACTGCCCACGCACAGCCAAGCGGACAGAGGTCACCCCTCCACCGCTGTCTACGCCATAGATCTTTGCTCCATATCCAACATCGTATGCGGAAGTGAGAAACTCTATGTAGCTCGCAATGTGTTCTAGCCCAATGAAGATACCAGTGCTCCCGACCCTTTTGGCGGTAGAACCCAAAATCAAGCCGCCGAATGTCGGCGCAGCTGAGGTGTGAATGTTCTGCGGGAGCGAGAGTGTCACCGTGCCCCCACCACTGCTCACGTTCACCTGGTTTGTCGTCCCCACGATGGAGACCGCTCCGGCCATCGCATTGACCGACAGAACCCCAGTGTTCGTAATCGTGGCAACGGTTGAGCCGGAGATGCTGATCCCCGCTCCAGCTGCAAGCAGCGAAATGATGTTTTTCCACTCCAGCGTCGCGCCGGAGGCTTGCACACCCAGGATCTGGTTCGCTGCGCCTTTGGGGAAGCGCGCCCACTTCGGCGTGGCATTCGCTACGATCAGGTCGCCTTGAACAGGGTCGCCGCTCTCGGTGTCCGTGTGCACATCGGCCTGGAGAATCTTATGCGCGGCGAGGATCGGCTCTGCCCCTCCCCCGCCGCTAGGAGCAGGGTAAATCTCCCATTTCCCAGAGGTGACATTATACTTTATGAATGGCTCCTGGGCCGCGCCAGTGCGCGCGTAGATGTACTTGTCCTCGGCTGTCGTGCCATCCCCGAAGAGAAGTGTATTTTTCCGTGCTCTGAGAATGGGCACGCTATTGTCAGCGTCGTACACGGAAAACGACAGGTCAGCTTGTGTAAGCCCAGGCTGGCGGAAGAGTCTCAGCGCGATGTCATAGTCTTCATTGTAGTCGCGCAGGTCAACGGGATCAGTGATCCGCTCCATCTTTGCTCAAGTCTTCCACGATGCGCAGGGCGCGTCGCGCCGCTGCCCCCGTCCACTCAGTTGCCGTCAGCCGCGCCTTGAGAAACTCCGCGTGCCCGTCCTCAAGGCGCAGCTCACGCTTGTCCGACTTCCAGGTGATCGCTCGCCTGGGACGATTGTTCTCATCGAAGACCACCTTGCCGTTCTCCATCTCGAACACCATGACGTTGCCGTTTTCGTCATACTTGATGTTGGCAATGCCCTCCAGCGCCGACAGCACCTTGTCGAAGAGCCGGAGCTGCTCCAACCCACTGATCGGCTTGGCATACAGCGCCGCTAGGATCAGCTCCACGTCCACAATGTCTTGCAGCTGCACTGTCTTCATTGTTGTACCTCCAGGAGCGAAAGTCAAACTATTGCAGGATTTCCAGAATGATCTTCTCCTTGCCTTTTGGAACTTTCTCCCACTCCCAAGCACCTGCGAAGTAATTGTCACCGATGCCTGTCCCCGCGCTCACCGCGTCGCAGAGGAGATCAATAAAGTTTTGCACATCTGCACGCATGTCTGAGCGGTGAACGTCTATGTATATATGCGTCTTCTTCTTAGCACGCCACGGCAGCCTGCGCAGCTTGATGAACGCGGCAAGCTTGTCCCGCAAGACCTTGCTCTCTTCATTGAGGAACGTCTTGCCCTTGCTGTGCCGCCACATGATGTTCTTTGACCACGCCGCTGAGTACGGTAGCTCGACCACCAGACGCACGAACTCGCCCTGGACATCTTTGCCCACCGCGATCTCTTTCACAACGAACTCTTTCTTCGCCATAACGATATTTTACTTCGGCACCTGCCAGACGATCCAGAACACTGAGGGGTATGCCTTCTTGTCTACGATCTGGGGCCAGACGAACCCGAAGTCATCGGCCTTTGTCGTCACATTCCCCTTTATCATGAGGTCACCGCCCTGGAGAAACTGATGCTCACCCCAGCCAGGGTCTTCGATGCCCCCCAGGGCGATCTCGTGATAAATCCTCAGATCAGTCGTGTACGTCCCTGGCTCTAACACAGTGTCTACTACAGAGTTCCCCTGCTGATCATGTGCCTCGAAGATGCCATATTGCTTGCTCACGATCGAGTTGACTTCGCCCATGAGGGGGTCTGCAATGATCGCATACGGCTCCATTGGCACGACTTGAACCACCCAGAAGTGATCTTCTGGCACGGTCACTTGCTTCCCCTGCCAGACGAATGTGTATCCGCTCGTTGGGTTGCGGATGACCCCTGCATCAATGGCCACGGGGACGCGGTAGGCCAGCGCCTTACCCTCGGCTTGGAGCGAGGGCACGTTTTCGCGTCCCATTCTGTCCAGCGCCGTGATCTTCACCGCGACGATCTGGTTGTGATAGTTCCCCTGATCATCCTTGACGCGCTTGACAGGGATGGTCACGATCTCATTGTCTACGTAGACCGTCCCGTCGTATGTATTTTTATCCTCCACGTCTATCTCAGGAATTGGAGAATTTTCTTCGATGTCATACTTGTAGTAAACCTTGTACCTTGCGAGTGACTCGTTGGGCTTTCCTCGCTCGTCTTTTTTCACCCTGGGGAAAGTGAACGAAACTTCGAGGATGCCCCCGTGGGCCTCCGGCGGGTCTACAATGCCAGAGCCGTCCATGCGTTTGCCGATTTGAGCCATCGCCGCGCGCTCGCGTGCACCAACGCGGAATTGCGTCTGCGCGGTCTCGTTGCTCGCCTTTGCGCGAGCGCGGGCCTCGCGGGTGATGTGCGTCTCGTACTCACGGATCGGTTTTCTCACGCCAGAGATCGTCGTGCGGGCAATGCCGCCTGGCGAGAGTTCGTACTGCACCCCTGTCACTTGCACTGTCCCGCCCTGGGTCTTTGTCAGAGTGACCTTGTCGTAGGGCTTGATCTGGTAGAGTGCTCCTGGAGCCTCAACCTGATCTGATGGGGCGATCTCTGCAAGGTCATTGAGCACAGAGTTTGCAAATGCCAGTGCCTCAGCATACGTGTCAATGAGCGATGATTGCTCCTCAGCGATCTTCATCGGGCGCACGCCATACTTCGCTTGCGAGGCTGCATCATTTACCTCGACGTAGAAGATGCCTTCCGGCGCCCCAGGCGGGACGAGCGCGCCCGCGGCCTTGTCTGCATCGGGATCACGACTGCGCCAGTACACCCGCACGCGATTGCGCACGTTGGCATCACTCTTGTCCAGGCTCGTCGCCGAGTACTCATCCAGGGTATACGTCGAGCCAGCGGCGAGTGGATCGAGCAGGGTGAGCTGTGACCCAGAGCTGGTCATCATGTCTACGATCACAAACCCCGTGGGAGCAAAGAGGTTTTGCAGGGCATCCCACGCAGAAATCTCCGCGACCTTGTACGGGTAGACCATGAAGTTCGGATCATGCAGTACCGTGAGCGTCACAGGGATAAAGTTCTCAGAGAGAATTTCATTTGCCACTTGCACCGCCGAGGCGAAGGCGTTCTCGTTCTTGACCACCCAGGGCTTGTCGGGATCACGTGCAGCAATGGGGTAGACTCGCTCGTCGAGGATGAAAAAGTCCTGTAAGATTTTTTGGCTCTTCCCGCGACAACGCACAATCACCACGTCATTCTGATCCACAACTCTGTTGGACGCGATAGAGTCGCCAGTCAAGCCTTCAAAGACGAGCGTGCCCCCGCCAGGGTTATGATGCGTTGTCGTCTCAACGATGCGCACTTGCACGACCTGGCCAGGCTCAATGACCTGAGAGAGGTCAGGAGACTGATCAGGATGATTGTGCATCTCGATCTCGCACTGCCAGCCGTGCATATCTACATCAGAGCTGAGCGAGACCCGAAACGCCCTGTCGGTGACGTCTATGCCTCCGATAGTGATGTTCGGGTAATACCATTTCCAAGCCATAATCAGCGTGCTCTCAAGTACTTGCTTTGCCGTCCTACGCGTACTTCATCCGAGCCAATGTGCAGCCGGTAGTCCTCAGTAATTGTCACAAGCCTTCGTATGAGCGAAGCGGTGACTGTTGTCTCCGAGGCATCCTTAACCACACCAGGACACCACCCCATCAGGACGTCAGGGGCCAAGTGGATTACCTGCGCATCGAGCGCCAGAGGGTCTTCCCTTGCGTTAGGGTCAGCCAGGAATGTGCAAAAGACCTCGGCGTTCGTCCCTGGAGCGAACAGGCTCTCGCGCGGAGCCGGTGCCCATTCCACCCGAAACCGACCTTTGACTTGCCCTTTGACTTGCAAGGAATCCAAAATCCCCTTCACAAACTGCTCTAAATCCGCCTGGTCGAGCCAGCCTTGGCGATGATCGTTCTGGACGATGAGCAGGATGGTGTTGCCTGTTATATAGACGTCGCGGATGTTCATGCGCCGCCCTTCCGCGAGCAGCGCTTCGAGCAGCCTTACCATGAGACGAATCTCCTCCCATGCTCGTAGAACTTCTTATCGTAGAAGCTGAACCACTCCACGCGGAAGCGGTTGATCTCCCCCGTTGGAGACTGGTGGAACTCGATGATAGACCCTCCCACGTGCGCCTGGAGCTTTTTCTTGCGCATGAATGGCGTCTGATCTTGCACGCATCCGCCTTGCACAGAATAGACCTCGCGAGAGAAGTCTACGTTGAACTTGTGATAGTGCCCTGCCAGGAGAATGTGCGGCTTTTCTCCGCCCTGGAACGACTCCACGATCTTTTGGATGGTGTAGCTGGTAGCGTATGCAGTGCCCCCGCCAGGGTGCATCACCTTGAGCCAGCCACACCCGCGCGGCGCTTTCAGCTCCAAGTCGGATTCAATGTGCCCAATGAACTTGAGGTCATCTCGTCCCTTCTGCCGCGCCTTCAGCTCGATATACTCCCCGATATTAATCCCGACATCTTTGATCCACCATCCCTCGTGATCGTCGCCAGTGATAAACCATGTTTCAATGCCCTCTCTGCGGGGGTAGCGATCAATCAAGTACTCAACCTGAGCGGTATATCCCGTCAACCCTGGGAGCAGATCATAGTGATTGATCCGCTTCGCGTAGCCGTCCACAATATTCCCGCCGTGCAGGACAAGCTTGATGCCCTCGCGAGCGTAGATGTCGTATATCGTGTGCAACACATCTTCGCGAGCGTAGCGCGATCCCAGATGTGTATCCGTAACAAAGCCGATGCGCTTCCACTGCCCCTGGGTATACTCATCCAGCCGGACCTTGATCTTCTGGCCAGGCTGGACGTGCCGCAAGAGTTCCACCAGGCCATCCTCGATGGAGATATTGAACCCCTGCGAGCGCAAGTAGTGCACAGCTTCCTCAGCCTCGCTTTCGGCAACGTCAAGGGTGCGCGCGAGTTCCGCAATGGGGAGAGGTACCTTGGCTCTGGTAAGCACTGCCAGGACAGCAGTGTAGATGTCCATCCGCTTTGCGCGCAACTTCTTGTTCTGCTCAGCATGATGCTTCGGTTCATCCTCTGGCGCGAGTGCATCCCACGCCAGACTGATCGTTGATGTTGTTGATGGCGATGCCCGCTGATGCTCCTCTCGGCGCCGAATCTCCTCATACTCCTCCTCGGTGAGTATGCCTTCATCTACCAGTTCGCGCAGGCGGTTTCTCACGCTTTTTCTCTTGAGGTTGCAGATGCGAGCGATCTCCGCGATGCTTTTCCCCTGTCGCGCGAGTTCGTACACGCGACGATGACGCTCCTGCATCCTTCGCTCCTTCGCGTACCACAATTCCGTGGATGATCCCCAGCTTGATGGCCTCATCCACGCCAAAGTAACTCTCACGCTCGATGAGCTGCCTGATCACCTTCTCTTTTTGGAAGGTTTGCTTCGCCAACAGGCGCACCAGCACAGCATTGAGATACGCGATCTCCTGGGAGACGCTTTCAACCTGCTCAGGGTTGCCCCCCAGGTTTGAGGCTTCCATCTTGTGCAGGAGAAACCGTGTGTTGGGGTATGCAAAGCGACGCGGGAACGATGCGAGCAGACACACTGCTGCTGAGGCGACCTCTCCCATCCCTACCCCCACCAGAGGAATGCTCGCGTTGGTAATGGCGTCGTGCATCGCGAGCATGGCATTGACATCGCCGCCAGGCGATGAAACGTAGCACACCACGAAGTCTTTCTCAGAGCGCACTTCCCAGAAGAGTTCCAGCAGTTGCAGGCGCTTGAGGAACTCCGCCGCCGATGCCGGTGTGATCGGCTGATCAAAGAAGAGAAAGCCGTACTCTAGTAGTGCCCGCTCGATCTCCCTGTCGTGGATGCTGGTGTGCTCTTCATCATCGCTGTCGTCCCAGCGCATCGCGCTCTCCTTGATGCCACACGCCGTGGGAGCGGGGGCCGGACTCGAACCGGCAACCTCCTGCGTATGAGGCAGGCGATCTCCCTGTTGATCTACCCCGCACGCAATAGCCTCTCGATCTGCTGCAAGGCTTCCTTCGCCGATATCATGTCGCCTTTCATCCCTCGACGACAGAGCTTGCGAATCTCCATGCGGCGCTCACGCTCGATGTGCGCATACACAACCAGGTCGGTGATCTCGTCCAGAAGCTCACGGAAGCATTCTCTCTCCCAGACTTTCCCGCCATGCTCGCGCTGCCCGCGTCGGTACTTGCGGATCACGCGCCGCGCAATCCAGCAAGCGATCTCTTTCGCGTGCGACTCTGGCGTTCTCATGCTCAAAAGAAGCTCTGCGCCGGAGAGGAGGGTGTCCGGCGCAGAGCAAGGAGCTGCCGGTGCAGGCAAAACCATACCGATTTGCTCGGCTGGGAAAAATCCTGCACCGGAAGGAGGTGATGAGAGGGGTTGGTCACTCTCGCTTCCCGTAAAACGCCGCGATCACATAATGAGCATTCTCTTTCGTCTCCGTTGGGGAATCCCCAGCTCCGAGTGCCCCCAGGATCGCTTCCAGGTATGGCTTCCACTTCTTTGGAACAGCGATCAGTAAGGCATCGCCATCGTGAGCCTCAATCTCCAGCCATGCCCCGACCTGATCGTTTGCAATTTTGCCGAGATACACATACCCGCGCGCGAGCATATCCCCAGAAGCGACGACCATGCGCAAGCGTCGCAGTTCGAGTTTTGCTAGCTCCACCTTTCCCGCAGGAACCCCCAGAGCAATGCCAGGAACGACCACTCGCGCGCCTTTTTCGTAGACCGTGACCGCATCGTCCTGATAGACCATTCGCTCAGAGTTCATCTGAGCGATCAGAACCAGCGTGAGCGTCAGAAGAACCAAAAGCACCAATGTCACTTCTGCCCTCATAGCGTGCTCTCCTTTGTTTTCCTTCCGCCTTGGTTGGCTCTTCCACCTTGTGTGGGATGATGAGTTGCTCCTTGAGTGAGCTTCCCATTACCACTGTGAACAGCTCGATCATGCGACACCGCGCCAGCGTTGGCTGCACGTCTTTCCCGTCCTTGTCCTTGATGATGAACTGCCCCAGCAAGGGCTTGACCACCCACGGAAACGTCGTTTCTTCCCTGACAAGCTTGAGTAGCTCGTCTAGCTCTTGTTGTGTCATGTGCTCCTCGACGATTGCTCGTCGTCTTCACCTCCTCAAGGAAAGGTTCGAGTCGTGTCTTCCGAAAACAGTCACCACAAAGCCATTGTGAGCCAAGCTGGATCGCGCGGCGCCGCGGGAAAAGCCCCTTGCATAGAGCACACCCGCACACAGTGACTGCATCGCCAAGATCATGCACCCACAAACGAATCTGCTCAGCAATCTCTGTGATCTCTGTCGCATTTGTGTTCCCAACAAGCTCATCGGCTAAACCGCTCAACACGTTTGCGATAGTCTGCACTTCTCTCCGCACGAGCGCCAGTATCCTCGACTCCGATGGTGACAGTGACATCGCTACGATTCCCTGTCATGTTGTCAGCCACAAAGAAGATAAACTGCACACGTCCTTCGCCAACGCGGAACCCGCGCACCGAAAAACAGTGCTCGATGATCGCCCCTGTGGGCACATAAAGCCACGTGCGGAAGAGTTCGCCGTCCGCAAGCAAAGCATCGTTCTCCGCTGCCTGCATGTCCACGACGACGACATCTCGTCTCGGCGAGATGTACACACAGAACAGGCCCTGCTCTCCAAGCCTAAGCCTCTTCGGCGCCAGCACAGTAATCTGTGCCAGAGCATTAGGGATCGCGACCTGCTGCTGCGCCGGTGTGGCTCGCTCCAAGACCTTGACATACGTTTGCGCCCTCAGTGTGACCTTCCTGCGGTGCCTCTCCGCCGTAGTAATCATTGTCACCTTGTACAATCCTGCGTCAGTGTACGTATGCTCGACGAGTTTGCCAATCCCACGTGTCCCATCGCCGAAGTCCCATGTGGCCTCATCAGTAACGTCCACGTAGAAGTAAAGCGTCAATGGGGCATAGCCGACCTGCTGCCCAGCGATGCAGCCTGGACAGATCACCCTGATAGGCACGGTTTCCGGCGGATCAGGGATCGTCGGGCGCACACAAGAGACAAGCGCCAGAGCCACGAGGAGCATGGGGAACAGTATCTTCCATCCAGAGGCTATGTCAATGTTTCCCAGATCGTCCAGAGAGATGTTCGTTGGCTCATCTGGCTCGCGGCGGAAGAGGTCCTTGCACAGCGCAGTCCCCATAGGATCACCCTGGCACCTGTCCAGTGAGCAAGTACAAGATCACCGCGACAATCGTGTAAAAGACTATATCTCCCGTCTTCACCCCGAATATCTTCTCAGGGAGCTTTAGCTCCCCTAGAAGGGATGGGGCGGCAATCACGTGCACGTCCACTTTCGCCACCTGGGGTACTGTGTTCGTATCGTAGACGACGAGAGCCTCGACTGTGTATTTCCCAGGCGTAGCAAACTCATGCTGAACGGTGTACCCATAGGCTTTCGCACCATCTCCGAACGTCCAGATCACCTCGCGCGCGGAGGTCTGTGGATCAGCAACAGAGAAAGCCACCGGCACACCCACAGCCACGGAGAGCACACCATCCGCAGCGATGCACGCCTGGGGCGGGCAGTTCGGCGTGATGATCGGTGCCGCCGCTGCCCATGCACCAACGAGCAGCACGCTCAAAAGAATGACGATCCCTCTTGTCATGGCGACTCCTCTGCCCCCACATTTTGTGCTTCGTCTTGCGCTTCATCCTCGATGACGACCGTGTACTTGCGCAAAGCACGCACAAAGTCCACGGCTCCTTCCACGCCGATCCAGCCGAGCACGATCGCGATCAACTGCCACACTGCGTCATCGCGAAAATCCAAAACTCCCAAGCCCTTGAGCAAAACCACCAGAGCACTGGCGAGGGCCAAGAGAAACTTGCGAGACTTCAGTTTGTCCATAATACACCACCTCTCTATAGGGATGGTTCGGGCACAGGGACGACCCTGGCCAGGGCAACTCGCACACGGTGCGTCCGCAGCCATTCCCTAGGATACGCATCGCTACTCCTCAAAATACCCAAGCATGAGCAGGTTCATCAGTCCCAGCGCGATAATAACCGGCAGCCAGGCGATATACTGCCACCAGAGGGAGTCTGCTTGTGGAATGAACTTACCCAGCAAGTCCATCCCTGCTGCCCAGGCAATAGCCCCCAGCAACAGGACGAAGCTGCGCTTCTCGATCCCGTTTTTCACCTTGGCGATCTTGAGCACTGCTGCGAGCGCCAGACCGATCGCCATGCCGTAGAGGATCACAGCAAATACAGCAGTCAAAACGCTCATGGTCGCCTCCGTCGCCCACGCACCTCGCTCAGAAACTCCTTGTACAGCTGCAGAACCTCTTTCTGGTGCTGCACATCGCGCTCGGTCGCCTCTCGCATGTACCGCTTGATCTCATCAGCCAACCCTTTGACTGCGTCCGTATGCGCTTTGAGCGTCTCTGTGCTCGCCTTGATGTGTGCCATCGCTGCCTCCGCATCGCGCGAACGATCTCGCGCCGCACGCCACAACCCGCCAACCGCCCCAGCGATCGCCAGGAGAAAACCTACGAATTGCAGCAATGCTCCGTACTTTTGCCAAAACAGTTCAATCGGCTCCACGACGCATCACTCGCTTCCGCGAAGGTTTGCTGCTGGCGATCTGGCGGATCGCCTTGCGGAACTCTTCGTTGTTTTGCAAGTCCTTGATCACCGCATACTTGACCACACGGAGCAACGAGAAGATCGCTAAAACGCTCAGGGCCACAAACGCGATAGCGATCCAGCTCATTCGCTCCACGCCCTTGCTTGCCGCGGTGACCGCTTTGGCCTCCTCGCGCAAGAGCGTCGTTGCATCTTCAAGGCCGCCGAGCACTGGCTTGGCATCATGCGAAAGTCCCTGCATCGCCTTCTCTGTCGCCAGGTAGCTTCCCACGCCTGCCCCGACGAGGGCAGCCAATCCTGCCACGACCAAGATCACCCAAAACTCACTGCTCATGAGTGCGCTCCTTCTTGCGCGTGCGCTCGCGCCGCTCACGACTCTTCGCGCGCAACCGCTGCACCTCGGCGTCAGTCAACGCGATCATGCGCAGATAATGTCGTACGGATACGACATACCTCCGCCCACAGCTGGGGCAATGGGTGCCTCGGCAAAACGCTGTGCCGCACCAGGGGCAGCGCGAAGGGATCGCATCCAGCGTAGTCTTGCTCCAGTCAATCCCCAGCAGACCATCGTCTTCGAGCACGCGCCCATAGAATGGCAGTTCCGGCACGATCGCTCCGTTCTCCATCAGTCGAGCAGTGTGTGCGACACACCCAAGCCACGCTGCCGCAGGTTTTTGGTCTTGATGTACTCCCGCAGGCGGCGGCTGAGGTCAGGATCGTCTATGACCAGCTGGCCGATGTAGATTGGCTCGTTGCCGCCGCCGCTCGCCTGCGGCACGTTCACCGTTACCTCTGGCACGCTTACCGACAATTCCGGCACCTTCCACTTAGGGATCACGTACTCCCCAGCGTGCACGACCGCAAGACCTGTCTGTGCGACATATCCACCCATCTGGAGATGTGGCACAGCGGCTTCCCGCTGTCTATGCATCCCTTCAATGGCACCATAGCCCACGCCAGCGACAAGCCCAGTTGTTGCTCCAGCCCCTGCACCAATAGCCGCCCCTAGAGCAGCCCCAGGTAGACCGCCGAAGAAAAAGCCAGCGATTGCCCCTAGGATCGCTCCCCACTTCAACCCCGTCCCCGCAAACTGTGTTCCACGCCCTAGCGCAACCTGGACAGGGTTCCCCGTTGCCAATCCTTGCTGTGCAATGTTCTCACCTGTGCGTTCCAGGAACTTCCCAATCTCTCCAAGGAGATACACCGTCCCCGCCGCGATGGTCAGCTCCCCCCAATTCATATTGGCCAAGGCATCGCCAAGCCACTTGCCGACGTTAGCAGCAATCCACTCCCATCCAGGCTTGAGCACGCTCTGTACGAACCAGTTCCACGATGGCGCAGCGATGTTTTCAAAAAACCAATCGAGCATCTTTTCTCCAGCTTCCACCAGTTCTCCCCATAGCGGCGCAGCAACATTGTGCACGAACCACTCCCATCCTGGCTTGAGGATCGTCTCCCAAACCCAGTTGGCAATAGGCTTGGCGATAGCTTTCACAAGCTCATCGTATATCTGCCCGATGATCGGGATCGCACGAATGATCTTGTCCAGCACAATGAACGCCAGGGTGAGCCGCGCCACCCAGAACGCAAACTTGAGCAGTTCCCCGACGATGGGAATCTTCGTGAGCGCCTTAAAGAACTCGATAATCGGCGCAAAGATTCCGCCCCCGCCCCCCGTGCCCCCTCGCCCCAGCGGAGGCTGATCAGGGATCGCCGCGGCGTAGCGCAGGCGCTCAGCCTTGAACCCCGTGGGGATGTTCGCACTGGTCATACTGAACGCATCGTTCACATCTTTCGTGATTCCCAGAAACTCCCGCAGCGCACGCACGATGTCCACAAGGGGTTCCAAGATCAAGCCCAGGGCATCAGCGAGTGCCTGGATGATCGGCTGCAGCTCTTCCATGAGGCGCTTGTACGACTGCGATTGCATGAGTAAGCCAAAAAATGACTGTGCAACAGAGTCCAGGCCGATTCCGAGAGAATCTAAGAAGTTCGCGACGCTCTGGATTGTTTCTGTCCCGATATGAAGCGCCTTAGCAAAGAGGCCAACTTCAACGGTCGCTTGGGCGACAGCCTCGCTCTGCTTAGCAACTGCTTCTGTGTCCCGTGTGATATGCTCCGCTTGCGCTTGCACCGCCGCTTGCTGAGTCTTTGGAGCTGCTTCCATGAGCTGAGCGCGTGGCATCTGGGGCGTCCACAAGGGATGCGCCAGCCCTGCGCGCATCCCTGGCCTCCACACCGGCTCAGCGAGAGGTGTCTGAGGTGTCTGATGATAGAGTTTCTGTGCATCAGTGATGGATCGAGCGAATTGCTCTAGTTGTCCTGGAGCACGAGCCTCAAGCGACTCCTGAACCTTAGCCGCACGAGCACGAAGCTCTTCAGAGACAGCAGAACTGGAAGTAACGAGTTCCGCCAAGGCACGCGCGGCCTCGTAGGATGAATCTGTGACGGCCTTCAAGCCATTAGCGGTCTCCGCCGCAGGCGCTTGGTTGGGCAGTGTCAGGTCTTGCAACGCATTGACGAGTGCCCCACCAATGGTATTGAAGATGATGTCATTCACGACCGGAGCGAGCGGGCCGAAGAGTTCCCCGACGAAGCTCTTCACCCCTGACTGCAACGCGTCGGCGAACCGCTGCATTGCTGGGGAGAGCGCGCCAAAGCCTGCCCGCGCTCGCTCTAGCTCTTTCTCTAAGAAGTAGGTGCTCAGGCCGAGCGCACGACGACGCTCAATCTCTCGTTCAAGCGATGCCAGCATCTCCTCGCGTGCTTTGATGATGAAGTCCTGCGCAAGCTTATTCTCCCGTGGAATCATCGTGAAGGCGGTGAGGAGCTTGTGTGCAGACTCTACGGGCTTCGTGAAGTCCAGGGAGTTCACTATATCGAGGACTTCCTTGGGCAGACCAGCAAACTGTGCATTGATGGAGAGCATCTGCTGGCGCAGGTCATTTGCGCTAAACCCAAGCGACTCTAAAGCCGACGCAGACTCCTCGATCCGCGAGATGAGTGCATCCTTTGCCCTGGCGATCTCGGCAATAGCTGGGCCGAGCTGGAACCAGTCCTTCCCGCCAGCGTTTTGCATCAGCTCGGCAAACTGCTGCATGATAATATTGAGTGCATCCTGCGGTGAGAGGACATCAAAGTCCAGAAGCGTGTCGAGCTTCTGGCGGATGCGCTCAGCGAGGGACTTGCTCGCCCCAGTGAAGGTGTCTTCAAAGTCTGCCAGAAATTGCTCTAAGGCTTGCACCTGCGGTTTCACATCTTGCGGCAGCACACCAAGGATCGCCTTCATGGAATCAATAGTCTCTCGAATATTGGACGAGAAGGCCGAGATCGCCGAGACGACCTCTTTGCGCATCGCTGGATCGCCAAAGGTGTCCTGGGCAAGCTGACGGAATTGTGCGATGATCTCGTCCTTGCGCGCCAGGATGTCTTCGGGCTTGAGTGAGCGCACCATCTCGTCGAGAGAAATCTTCAGCTCTTCGAGCTTCTTGCGCGGGCCTTCTACGAGGAGCGAGGCGTTGAGCTTGCGCAGCTTCAGTGCAAACTCTTCAGTGCTCACACCGAGCATCTCCAGCGTAGAGAGCCAATCCTCTTGCTGCTGCTGGAAGAGTCGCAGCAGCTCTTGGATGCCTGCGAGCGCCTGTGGGCCGCCCTCAGCGAGCGCGTCGTGGATGATCTGTGGGATGCGCTGCGCTTCAGCCGCGAACTCCGCAAAGAGCGCGTTCATCAACGCTTGTGGGTCTTTGAGGAGTTCCGCGCCGCGCTGCGCCATCTGCGCGCTGCGCTCCTGCGCCCTCTGGATGATTCCTGCCAAGACATTCGGCGACTGCTCTTTCGGCTGTCCCTTCTCCTTCTGATCCTGCGCTTGCTTCGAGGCGATGGTCACTTGCTGCTTCTGGCGCTCATTGATCTCTTTCAAGACCTCGAAGGTCTTCTGAAGCAGCTCCTTCTGGTCTTCAGCGATCTTAAGAAGCGTTGCGTCGGCGGTCTTGGGGAGAGATGCCTGCTGGATTTCGTCTAAGACGCGCTCTCCGGCTTCGGCAACGGCTTCCGCGGCCCGCTGCGCAGATTCTGCCGCGGCTTGCACAGGCGTTGAAGCGACCTCTACCCGCATGGTCCCCGCAGGCACTGCCCCACCCTCTTGGTAGCCTCGCGCGTTGATCCACTGAAGCCACGGGAGCATCTTCTGGGCAATCTCGCGTCGCACGACGAATTCTCCTGGCTCTAGCAACGCCGGAACCTTGTCGCCAACGCCGCTTCCAGGGACGAGGCCGCCGGTCTGGGCACGGAAGAGGCCAGTGCCGATAGGTTCTGCTTTCAATCGTTCGATCTCTGCCTGCAACGCCGCTAGCGCCCCTTGCGCATCCCCAGCGAATGCCTTCTGAAACTCCGCGAACCGCTGGCGCAGCTCATCGGTAGACAGCCCCAAGGCTTCGAAGCTGGCGATCAAGTCCTGGAACGCAGACTCGATGCTGCGCTTTTGATCCGCCACCGCGCGCAGCATCTGAATATTCCCGCTCGTGATTGCCTCTTGGATGAACCCTTGCAACTGCGTTACTGCGCTGGAGAACGTCTCTGGGCTTAGGAACTTCTCGATGGTCACACCCTGGAGCTTTTGCGTGAACGCAGCCACGACATCGGTCGCTGCGCCTGTGGCGCTGGCCCACATCTCCTGCACTCGCGTCAGCTGCTCCATCGCCGCGCGTTGCTCCTGTGACCCCTCTGGCAGGAGCGCAATGATCTCCTCGAATGTGTTGATCATCTCGCGGTACTTGCTGTGGATCGCCTTGAGCCAGGCGATGTTGTCCTCGTTGAGCGAGCGCAGCTTGAGCAGGCTCTGCACATCCGCTTCAACGGCGTTGAGGAAGTCGGTGACCGTCTCCTGAGAGCCGAGCTTCCCCAGTGCCGTCTGAAGCACCGTGAAGGCATCGCCGCTGGCTTGAGCCATTGCCAAGGTATACTGCTCTAAGGCTGCCTGCGCCTGCCGGTGCGCCTCTGTGTAGGGCGGCAGGATGGACACGATCTCCTCCAAGTTGTGCCGGTATGCCTCCATCGCGCTGCGCACCATCTTCAGGCCCTCGATGTTGTCCCCCTGCGAGGCCCAGAGCTGCTGGAACTGCTCTATGCTCTTGCCGACATTGGCGAGAAACTCCGAGACCGTCTGCTCTGCGCCAATGCCGGAGAGCTGCCGTTCCAGCTCCATCTTGGCGCGGGTTGCCGCATCCGCGAACATGGACTTGATCGTGTACACCGTCTCCTCAGCTGCGCGGATCATCTCCTCTGGCGCACCAATGGTTTGCAAGTCCCGCACCCGCTGCTCCGCCGAGGAGATGAGTTTTGCCACGGCATCAGCGGCCACGGAGATCGCTTCGCCCCCCTGTTGGAGCGCCTGGGGGATGGTCTCTTGGATCGTGCGCGCCAGCTCCTCGGACGGGCGCGTGAAGTCCAGCTTAGAGAATTGCAGCTTGAGAATCTCCGCAACCTCTCCAGAGCCTTCGAGCAGCGCTAGGCGCATCTCCGTCATCGCCGATTCGATCTCCTTGGCTTTTTCTGTGAACCCTAGCTCGCGCAGGCTCGATGCCAGCTGCTGCTGCTCCAAGAAGAGGCGGCGCGACTCTTCCGCCAACAGCCCAAGTTGCTCTGAGTCCATCCCTGCGGCTACGCCTAACTCCTTGATCGTCTTGATCGCCTCGACGCTCGGCTTCAAATCCAGCTCGATAAGCCGTTTCGCAAGCTCTTGTGCCGCAGGGGAGAGATCGCGCTCGATTATCGCCGAGAGGATGCGGAACTGCCTCATCCACTCCTCTGGCACTTCTAAGCCGAGTTCCTTGCGCACCTGAATCTTCTCTTGCAAGTCTCGGAAAATCTTACGTTGCTCTTCAGCCAAAAGCTTAAGGGCCTCCTCTGGATTAGGCACAGAAGCCTGGGGTACAGGCTTTGGCTGAACGACCGTCTGCGGCAGTGCCTGGATGGTGTCGGTCACACCCTCGACTGCTTCGGTGAGCGCCTCGAACGCAGCCGTGGCTCGGTCAATTGCCGTGAAGGTCTCCGCGCGAATGATCCCCGCGGCGGGGCCGCCCCTGGCATAGCCACGCCGCCGCACTGCTTCCAGTGCGGCGATGGTCTCTGGCATAGCCCGCACCATCCACGCGGGGATGACATACTCCCCTTTGTGCACAATCCCCGCCGGTTCCATCACCCCGCCAGGGCCAGTGTACCCACCAGCCGCGAACGGCTTGGGGTACTCGAACCCGCGTGCCTTGTACTCCTGCTCCCGCAAGGCGTTGAACACATAGCTGAGCACCTCATCCCACTCCGTACCCGATCCATACCGCTCTTTGATCGCCGCCTCGATGCGGTTCTCTACCAGGCCGAGCATCTCTAGGAACGGGCGCACCCCTGCCTCAAGCAGACGCACTACCGTAAACGGCGATCCTGCATACTTCTCCGGTATCTTCTCCCCCGCCTTCACCACAAGCCGCTCACCGATGTAGACGTTGCCCTTCTCGTCTACATTGAGCTGCGAGAGGTCTTGAGGAGAAACCCCTTTCTCTGCAATGAGGAACGCTGCGAGCCGCTCGTATTGATCCATCAGGCCGGAGAGCGGGTCAGGCAGCGCCAGGCCGAAGAATGCCTTCGCGCCACCCAGGGCCTTAAAGTATGGCTGAATCTCTGGGATCGCCTTCGCAATGCGTGGGAGCACCTGCGCCTCGAACGCCTGCGTCGCTTTGGGGAGCTTGGCCAGCGCAGCTTCGCGCCCCTCTTTGTAGAGGGCAAAGAACTCAGCCATCAGCTCATGCGGCGAGAGCGTGTAATCCCTGAGATTCCGAAGCTGCGCGGTAAAACTGTTGTACTCCACCAGGCTCTTGAAGTACCCGCCAAACCTCGGTTGATCGCGCAAGGAGAAGACAAAGTCCAGCGTCTCGTTAATGAGATCATAGATTTCCTCAAGCGTGTGCGGTTGGCGCAACTCGCTGACGAGCCTCTGCCACTGCGGAAAGTCATAGCTAGGGAGTGCCCCGCGCCGCTCCAGCGCTAGGGAGATGAACTCATGCGCAGCCTCAGCGTTCGTGTTCAGAACATCTGTCAGCACGCTACTCACGTAGCGGAAGCTCGGATCATCTATCCCCGTCTCTGCATACTTGGTCATCATGTCTAAGACGTGCCCCAGCTCGTGCCCGATTACATCTGAGATACCTTGCGAGACACTCCCCGCATAGGATTGAAGAGCCTGCTGGAGCGAAGGAACGTCGAAGATATTAGGGTTCAGATAAAGCGAGAGGTCTTCAACAGTCTTCCCCATCACTGCTCCCATGATGCTCTGGGACTGCTCGAATATCCTCTGCGCAGCTAATCCAGAAATGAACGAACGTATAGGCAGCTCCTGGGCGAGTGCGGAGAGTTTCTTGAGATTGGAGACAAACTGCTCATCAGCCCACAGCTGCGGATACCGCTCACGCGGGTAGAGCTTTGCGATATACTCTTCGAGCGGGAGCATCGCTTGCGCCTCACCCAGCTTGGCCAGCGATAGCTCGCCCGCACCAGCAATCGCCTTGGCAACGCCCTGCTGCGGCGCCGAGATAAATTCCTGCAAGCCGCGACCGGCCAAGTCCCGCCCCACCAGCATCACTGCTTGCTGCTTGTTCACCAAGGCGATTTCCTCCGCAAGCTTCCTCGCGCGGGCGAGCATATCTGCGGACGTCAAGGGAATCTCGATCACCGCGCTCTTCTCTACCGCCCCTTGCCAAACGCCCGTCGCGTTCTGGATGGAAAACTTCTCAAAATACTTCTTGGCCAAATCAGCGAGGTTATCAAACCGCTCTGTGTAGAGCTTCACCACATTCTGTCCAGAGAGAACGTCCAGCAATTGCTCCCCTGCCTCGGAGAGGGCCTCGGTGATCTTCTCAGCAACGACCTGCCCTGTCGCAATATTCTCCGTCATCACCGTCACTGGGGAGCGCACGGCCTTCGCCAAGTCCCTTGCCAGGGATTCTATAGACGTGGCACTGGCAGCATCCCCGATGAACTCCACCATCCCTTTGAACTGCCCAACAAGATCATCGTAGATTGTTGCCCCAGGGAGATGCTGCGAAACCAAGTCCATCAAGTTCTCCGGCACCTGCGGCAGCATGATCCGATATGCCAGCGGTCCTGGCTCCGCCAGCGTCGGCAAGGCCAAGGCCATTCCCTGGAAGAGTTCGCTCACGGCTGTGGTCTTGGTGATCCCTAGCTCGCGTGCAGCCTGCGGGAGCCGCGCCAAGTTCTGCACTCGCTGCGCGACAGGCAATGCCTCAATCCCATACATCGGTCGTTGCAAGAGCTTCTGGGCCTTGGCATACACCTCCGGCGGGAGGTTCATCGCCTGCAGGAGGTCATCTGGGGTAAGGCCGAGGGCCTGGAAGAACGCAGCGTGGCTGTACTGCGCAAACGTTCCCAATGACTGCACCCGCGACCGCACCTCTTTGAGAAAGTCCGCCAGAGGCAGTCTCTCCGCCACTAGCCCCTTCTCCTTCGCATAGTGCTCTCGCAAGACCTTGGCGATGAATGTGTACACCTCGTCGAGCTTGTCCTCGCCGAAGAGCGGTGCAGCCCCCCGCCCTAGTTCAAAGAACGCATTCCACTGCCTGATTCCAGACTGGCTCACTGCACCAAAGGTCTTCTCCAGTGCCGAAAGATACTCATCCACTGAGGAGAACTTTGGGATTGCTGCGGAGCCGAGCGTGGCGCGGCTCATCCAAATATCCAGCGTCCCTAAATTCTCAAAACCGCCAACTGTTAAACCGAATGCACTCTTCACGTATTGCAATCCATAAACGTTTTCAGCAATGTCTGCGAGCCGCTCGGCAGAACTCATCCTTGCAAACTTGGCAATATCTACCGAGAGGGCATACTGTGCCGCGGACTCCAATGCCTGCACTCGCCGCGACGCTAGGTAACTAGGCCACTCGCCGCGCAGGAAAAACCGCAAGACATCCTGCTCGCTCATCTTGACACCTTCGTTCGCGGTGATGATCCCCACGGAGAGTCCTTTGAAGAGCTGCTCGCGGAAGAGCCTCTCGGCGCTTGCCTTGCCTGCCAAAGCGTTCTTCAAAATGTTTTGGATGCGCTCTTGTTGCGCTTGTAAGAAGAGCGGATAGAACCTTCCTTCGGCGATCGCTTGATTGAGCGCCTTCGCCGAGAGCGGGAGGTCGAACCGTGGGTCGCGGAGCATCTCCGCGGTGCGCGCGATCTCCTCTGGCGTGATCCCCACTGCTCCGCCCTTCTGGAACATCTCCATTGAGGCACGCTCAGGGATGCTGGGCCTACTCGTCCCGCCGCGCCGGAATGCCTGCTCCTGCAAGCGATTCAGCAGCTTTTCGGCTTCGTCCAGCGAGAATCCCTGCGCCAGCGCATCGAGCGCCGCTTGCTCGATGCGCGTATTGACAAACCCCAAGGATTCCAGCAGCGGACGCAGTGTCATATCGAAGAGGCCAGGGGGCTGGAAGCCTGGCATCGGCTCCCCTTTGCGCAGGATGACCTTGTCGCCGTACATCAGTTCGCCGTATTCGTTGACGCCGAGCTTCGTCCAGTCGTAGGCAGGCGGGAGCCGACCAGATTGGATGAGCCAAGCCGCCGTCGCCTCTTGGAACGCCTGGGCTACATCCAGCGGCGTGGGCAGAAGGAGCGAGAAGATCGTGGATGCGCGCGCAGGCAGCTTCTGCAACGGCTCTAATGCGAGTTCGATAAGATCATCATCGAGCCAACGGGCTTGCGTAATGCGGAACGGCATGTTGCGTTGCACAAGTATCTCGCGCTCCAGGTAGCTCCATGTGCTATCTGGACCATACACTGCCGACGGGTAGGCAGCGGGAAAGCCCTCTGGCAACACCATCTTCCCGATGAAGGCCAACCGTGGGTACCCCTTGCTAGACGCATATATAGCTTGTTGAATCTTACCGAGGGCAAAATCATATGCGACATTTCGATCAAGGCTCGTGGAGAGGAACGCAGGATCACGGAAGATAAGCCCTTCCAAGGCTTCAGGGCCTTTGGCCAGAGCGAGATTCCCTAGCGCGAGCGACCCGAATCCCCTGTACACTATGCGGGAGATCGGCAATTTTGCCTTTTGCACGGCCGACTCCACGTGTTTCGCAAGCTCTTTTACGGTTATGTATCTCTCCCCTTCTGGAGGATATATAGGGATTTTTCTCGTGCCAGGGACGCGTTTGCGCAAGAAGCTATTGATGTCCTCATAATACGCCCCGATATAAGCGCTAACGGAGATATTCTCCAGCGGCGTGAGCGACTCTGCCCACCTCTGCCAATACATCTCCCACGGTGAGAGGAAGACCCCGCCGCCCTGGACTGCCCCACCCTGTTGGTACCCGCGCGCATTGAGCATCTCCAGTTGTGGCAACATCTTCTGGGCAACCTGGCGGCGAATCACGTACTCCCCAGGCTCTAGCAACGCCGGAACCTTGTCGCCAACGCCGCTGCCTGGGACGAGGCCACCAGCCTGCATCTTCTTTGGCTGCACGATCTCGCGGGCCATCTCGCGGATGCGCAGTACCGCCTCCAGAGGCTCAAGATCGCGGAGCTTTGCCAGCTCCTCACGGAAGGGCTTCAAGGCATCAGCCACGGAGCCGAACATCACATTGAGCTGTTCCAGCGTGCTCTCTAGCTGCTGAGTGGGAAGCCCTAGCTCGCGGTAGACGTCAATCATCGTCTGGACGTGCTGGAAGAGCTGGCGCTTAGCATCCACGAGCAGTTCCCCAGCGCGCACATCCTTGAGCACCAGGTCAATGTTCTGCTGCATTAGGCCGTGGAGCTGTTCACCAGCTTCGAGGGCATTGGAGAAGTCCAGGGATTCCAGAGAGCGTTTGAGTGCTGCGAGAGGATCGGCCAGGGCATCCGGCGAGAAAACCGCTTGTACTTGCGCGAGCGTGTCGCGCCACTGCTGCGCCAGGTCAGTCTTGCCCAGCTCCTCGAAGAAAGCGATCCGTGTCTCGATCCCGCGCGTAAGCTCGCGCACTGCTGCGCGCCAGGCGTCCATCTGCTCAACGTTGTCACCGATGGACTCGCCGAGCGCTTTGAGCTGCTGCGCTGCCTCCACTGGCTGCGCCTTCAGAATCTCCTTGAGGACGTCTTGGAACGACTTGGTCGCTTGCACTTGGGCTTCCTTGGCATCATCAAGAAACTTCTGGAACTCAGAGACGTCTAACCCCAACGCTGCGAATGTGCTCTGCAAGACGATCGCGCGACGAATGACGTCCTCCATCCCTTGGCCCAGGAGGAAGAGCTTCTGCGGCTGATTTTGCATCTGTGTTGCCCAGGCGAGTATCTCCTCTCGCAGAGTCTTTAACGCCGAGACGTCGAACGCTGCCTCCAGGCGCTTCCCTAACGAGGAGACAAATTGCATGAACGGATCAATCTGAAGCGGTGGAAGCGTCGTCGGTTCCGTCAAGAGCGATTGCATCAGGCGCTGCTTCGCTGGGGGCAAGCCCACACCGCTCGGCGCGGGAGCAGTGGCTGCTGGGGCTTCGGGGGCAGAGACCGCCGTGGTCAGTTCGTGGGCCAGTTCGTGGATTTTCTCGATCGTCTGTTGCAAGGACTTCATCAATTGCTGTTGTGCTGGGCCAAGGTCAGGGAACGCCTGAGTGAGCATCTGGTTGAGCGAGACGATGATCTCTCTGAGGACGGACACAACGTCATTGAACGCGCGGCGCACGACCTCTGGAACCCCCTGCCAGACACCAGCTGGTAGTGTATTCAGAAGAGTTTCTCCCGCTGGAGCGCGTTCATCAAGTGACAATGGCGCAGGCAAGACAGGACCACCCTTGGCAAACCCAGGCAAGCGGCGCTTCCCCAGACGCGCCGCTTCCAATGCAGCCAGGAGGCCAGGCTGCCGCTCGATCATCTCTCGTGGGATTACATACTCCCCAGGCTCTAGCAACGCCGGAACCTTGTCGCCGCGCCCGACGCCAGGGACAAAGCCGCCCGCTTGCTTGTGCACCACCGGCAGCTTCATCTGCGCGACAAGAGCCTCTAAGCTCGCGGCGATGCTCTGCCAGTTGGAAGCGATCGCAGCGTTCTGCTGCACGAGCTTTTGCAAGTCCTGCGGCAGAGCGACCATCATCTGCTCGATCTTCGCCAGCACACCGACGAGACTGAGAAGCTCATCGGCGGTGAGCTTTTGGTCTTTCGTGTAGGCATCGAGCAACTGCGAGAGACTCGCCACGGTCTTCACGAGCTGGTCAACCGCGCCCTGTTGCTCCGCAGGGAGCTGCAGCTCCTCAAACGTCTTGGCGAGCGTTGCCTGGAGACCGGCGACAAAGTCACGCATCCCAGGGATGCTCGGTGTGCCGAGGATTGCTGGGGGCAGAGCAGACGTATCAAGGACGAGCTTGGCCTTGACTTCCGGCTGCATCGAGGAGAGTTCTTTCTGAAGCTGATCGAACAGCGAAGAGGCGAACGCGCGCGAGATCGGAGACTCCAATGCCCCGCCAATATTCTTCAAGCCGAACAGCGAAGAGATGATGTCCCAAATCTTCGCGGCGATCCCGCCGAGGGTTTCAAGGGTGGTCTTGAGGATGGAGATGACGCTATCGAGGACTTTCTTTGCACCTTCCCACGCAAGCACCCAATCTCCGGTGAGCAGACCGGTGACCATCTGAAGCACCCCAGCGATCCCGCTGAGGGCCTCGCCGACAACCTTGATAGCCGCACTGAAGACGTTGAACGCACCGACGTCGCGCAGGAGCGCAAAGAGCGCACCGAAAGCTTCGGCAAGCTTTGTGACCATCGTCTGGAGCGCAGGGAGTGTGACACTCACGGCATCCTGGAGCGGTGCCAAGACCTGCTTCCACTCCTCTGGCAGATTCTGTGGTGCTTCCAGCTTGTCCCACAGCAGTTGCAGCACCAGCCCAGCGGTGATCGTAGCGACCCAGGCGTTCCCCGTGAACTTGAGCGAGAGCAATCCTGCCAACGCAGCAGGAATCCCAGCGACGAGCGCGCGGTTCACCTTGTCGGCAAATCCTTCATCTGCGGAAGTCTCTGCCCTCATAAACTTAAATAGCAGTGAGGCTCCAATCCCAACGCCGACGGTCGCCACGCCGCCGAGCTTCATCCCCACCAGACCCGCCTGCCCTGCCAGAAGCTCCTGCACCTTTTTGATCAAGATCGGCGCGAGGTTGGCGGCCACCAGACCGGAGATCAGCACTGCGTCTTCCCAGTTACCCTTCTCCCCGCCGAATATGAAGTTGATCCCGAACGCAACTGGAATGCCGATTGCTGCAACTCGCTCAATCCACGTCGAGCCAGGGATCGCCTTTTCAATGAGCGGCTTGAGGACAGCCCCAGAAACAGCACCAGTGATCGCCTTCACGATAGCGTCGCTAATGGCCTGCTGCGCCTGCGATACATCTGTCTTATCCTGGAAGGCAATGCCGAAGTTTAAGTTCAACACCTGGAGAATCTGCTGCTGACCGAGATACCCAGAGATTCCTTTCCATAGCTCTTGAGCGATCTGAGTGCCCAGGGTGACGAACCCCTGGACTTCCGTTTGCACAAGCTGCACAAAGACGTTGAACAGCCCCCCAGCAGCGCGGAGGCCCTCAAAGAGCGCATTGGCGATAGCTCCCCCAAGCTGCACGATTTCCTTGGCAACGTCCTCTTGCTGCAACGCCTGGACGAGCTGCTGCCGCCAGGCAATGATGACCTTGGCAAATTCATTAGCATTGTCCGCGATGAACTTGGCAAAGTCGCCCGCGAGCGTCGCAAAAAACTCCGCGCCGACGAGCGCACCCTTGAAAATGCCGACGAACGCCGCTGCCGCCTTCTGCGCAATATCCGAAAACCCAGCGATGAACGACTGGACAAAGTCACCCTGATGGAGAAACTCCGTTGCTTGCGAGAGGCTTGTGCGAATGGCTTCTCCCCAGCGCGAGAGCACCTGCTGCTCAAACGTAACCCCTGAAGCGACAGCTTTATCTATGCCAGAGAGGAAGTCCAGCAGCGCCTTCCCTGCGGCCTCCGCCCCAGAGCGGATCGTCTCCCAGACGTTCGTCAGTGGGGACAGATCGAGCTGCTGCGCTCCAGCGAGCAATCCCTTGACTGACTCCGTGGCCGAGGCTGCCCCTTGCTGAAGAGCCTCCAGGGCGCCCCCACCGGCTTCCACGACGACTTTGAGCGCCCGCTGAGGATCGGCGGCGAACTCGGCCCACAACTGCTGGATGCGTTGCAAGACCTCGCTCGCTTGATCCTGTACTGTGATTACCAGCCGGTTCTGCTGAATCCCAGCGATGAACTGTCGTGCCTCTTCCGCAACTGAGACAGAGATGGCGATCCCCTGCTGGCGAAGTGCGTCCCCATGCTCCATGAGCCAGGTGTAGGCGCTCCGCGCCGCGTCGCTGGCGAAGTCTATCACAAGCCTCCCTGTAGTTACGACGGCCTGGATCGCCTTTTCTCCGCCATGCACTGTGACTTCCAGCACGCGCCGCGAATCCTCAGCAAGGCTCTTCCACCACGCGACGATTCGCTGCAAGACCTCGCTCGCCGTGTCCTTGATCGAGAGGACGAGTTCATTCTGTTGCAGAGATGCGAGCAGCTCAGTGATCTTTTCTCCTGACCAGCGCACGACAATTGTGATTGCCTCCAGGGTCTTCCCCGCAGCATCCCTCACCCAGACGAGTGCCTCATCGAGCACCCCCTTCACCGAAACGACGATCTCTCCCGAAGCAATCTTCTCCCAGAGCGCCTGCGCGCCCTCAGCAAGGCCAATGACGAGACGAATGCCACGATCGCGCAGCTCCGCAGAGTTCTCTCGCAGCCAGTCATAGGCTGACTTCGCTGCATCACTGGCGAAGTCTATCACGAGCTTGCCGATAGCGATCGTGCCCTGGAATGCCCCCTGCGCAAGGCTCGCTACAGCCTTTCCAGCCTCGCTTGCGCCAGCAAGGATGCCTGCAAACATCTCGCTGAGCTTCTGGGTAATCCCCTCAGTGAAGTCGCGTATCCCGCCCCAGTTTTTCACCCACGCCGTGTACAGCGTGACCAAGAGCGTGGAGATGAGCACCAGCGGCGAGGCCAGCGTTCCCAGGGCACCGACGACGAGGGAGATATTCGCGACAGCGAACGCTCCAATCTTCCCCAGCAGTCCGAAGGCACCATTGAGCATCGCGACCGCAGCGGTGAACGCCGCTAAGCCTGCAGCACCCTTGGCAATGATTCCAACAAGTTTGTCAAGGTTCTCTTGCCCGCCGACGAGTGCAGCGAAGACCCCCTTGATGGACTCCCCGACTTGCTCTAGCTGCGTCAGCACTGGGCCGATGTTGCGCACCATCACCGTCAGCTCATCCACAAACGGCGTGAGCGCCCCCAGCGCCGCCGTGAACGCTGGAGCAACCTGCTGCCCTACGGTCTGCCACAGGATGCGCAGCTTGTTCCCGAATATCGTCATCTGAGACGACGTTGAAGCTACGACCTTCGTATAATCCTCTTGGAGCGCCTGACCGGTCTTCAGCTCCTCATTGACAATCTTGACTGCTCTGCCGTAGAGATCATGCGACGCGGCCAACTCGCGCAAGACCTTGACCCCTTGGTCACCGAAGAGCTTCAGCGCATCGGTGTTTCCCTCCACGAGCGGCTCGATCTGCGCGAGAAACTCAATGGGGTCTTCCTTAAGGCGGCGTGTGAACTCATCGAGCGAGATGCCGATGGCCGCCGCCATATCTCCGGCCTTGATCGCAATGTCATCGAGCAGCGCAGCAACAGCGGGCAGGAGCCGCTGCGCCTGCGCCCCTGTTGACGCCAACGCCCCTGAGAGCGCGAGCACCTTGTCCACAGGTATCCCCAGGGCTTGCGCCGCTGCGGAGAACCTCTGCATCCCCGTTATCATCACGTTGAGGTCTACAGGGAACTGGTTGGAGATTCCATTGATCGCTGAGGCGAGCTTATCTACCTCTGCCAGAGGGATGTTGAACGCCCGTGCCAAGCGACCGAGCGCCGTGGCTCCCTCTTCAGCAGCGACGCCGGTCGTCTTGGAGAACTTCTCGACCGTCTCTACGAAACGCGCCAGACCAGCTGCTGAGGTCTCACCGAATGTTACACCGACCTCAGCGATCTTAAGCATTTGCTCACGGGTGATCGGCAGGCGACGCGCCAGATCATCCAGGGCGTCGGTCACATCCTTGATCTGATCTACTGGCTTGTTGAGCTTGTTGCTGAGTGAGATGACCGCGTCCTCGTACTCAGAGAACGCCTTCGTCGCAGCGCGCACCCCAGCGATCACGCCGCCCGCACCGAAGACGCCTGCAACGAGCGGTCTGAATAAGTCGCTCCCCGTGCGCTTGACCGCATCCAATCGGTCTTGAATGCTGCGCACCGCACGGTCAGTCTCGCGCTGCGTCTCCGCGAGCGCCGCACG